GAGGGGCGGACGTTCACACACCGTGAGGCGGCACGGATCCTTGGTTTTCCGGACTCGTGGTTGATTGAACCTCTTAAGACGGTACCCGGTCTCTTCCTGACGTGGGGTAAGGGTATCACGGTCGATTGCGGCCGGTGGATCGCCGACTGGGCGAGACGCGCGCTGGACGGCGCACCGGGAGGTGATGTTGGTGAGCTGATCGGTGACCAGGAGTACCTAATCGATGTCACCAACGCCTGGAAGAAGGATTGTGGTACAGTAAAAAGGTCTGCAACACATAAAGTTGATCGTGGTCTAGAGGAAGGAATTATAAACATGACTGAGGCACCGGTGACCGAGGCGACCGAGACTCGTAAGGGTCGTCCACGCCCCAGCGATACCATCGAGCGCGATCAGCGCGTCTTCGACACCCTCACCGAACCGTTGACCCGTGAGGGTCTCTCGGAGAGGCTGGCCATGGAACCAAAGCTCGTGTACCTCAGCCTGTGGCGTCTGCGGCGTGACGGACGCGTCGTGCGTGACCGGCGCGACGGCACGCACGTGTGGACCCGAGTCGAGGGGTAAGCCGCGTAACCTAGGCGAACTGGGAGAATATTGTGACATATCCCGGCGCTGAAGATAGTGACTTCGCTGATGGCCGGTCGACGCTGACCGGCCATCATGATCCCGAGGTTAGAATCGCCTTAACACTGGCGCGCATCGACGCCAAGATCACAACGTTTACGACCGCTCAGGCCATTCGTGACGAGGGATTTATGAACGACATTCGCTTTATTCGTGAGTCAAGTACCACCAAGTTCACGGATCATGAGTCTCGGATTCGACTTCTCGAGGGGAAGCGGTACGTCGAATCTCGAACCGTGTGGATGGCCTTTGGTGCGTTCACCGCGGTCGGCTCACTCATCATCGCCATCATTGGAGTTGCGACCAAGTAGAGGAGGTAACGTGTCAACATTGGATAATGATGAACCTCGGTTCGAGCTGGTGGAAGATAGTGATGATTCCCCGCCGCAGTCCGTGGACGATGAACCGTCCAGTGACTACGGTGAGGAGTAGTCAATGACCTACGCACCGACACGATTACTCGAGCTTCGACGCTACCTGAGGCAGCAAACCGGGCTCTCGGACAACGCGTTAGGTATCGTCGGCGACGAGAACCACGACGGTGGCTATCATCACGGGTGGGATGACCGTCGGATCCGTAACGGCCAGACGTCGGACTACAGCTGGACCGAGTCAACACGTGACAGCTCGCATCGCACGAACGCCGCCGCCGCCATCGACATCGGTATGTTTGATCGCCTACTCGAGCTGAACAGGTGGCTCGTTGGCCAGTGTGAGGCCGGTGCCCAAGATTGCACCGACATTCGATCGATCATTTACACGGACAACGGAACGACCGTCAAGCGCTGGGATCGGCTGCGGCGACGCACCACCGGCGACTCGTCACACCTATATCACACGCACGTTAGCTACTTTCGTGACGCCGAGGACCGCGACAAGACCAAGCCGTTCCGGCGCTTCTTTGAGGGAGGAATTATGGCGGACATTGGCGTTGATGTCGAGTACATGTCTTGGCGGATCGAGGCCCTATCGCTCGGCTTCGACACCATGCGCGGTGGTCCCGAAAAGGGCGTCGACAACTGGGCGGTGCAGACGCTCAAGGCTATCCAGTCGAAGCTTACGGATCTCACGATACCCGCGCCGGCGCCCGTGGATCCGGCTGCGATCAGGGACGTGTTGCTCGATCCCGAGGTTTTGGCGGCGCTGGCCAAAGCCGTCAATGACGATCACTACGCACGTATGCGGAGTTCGGAGTGACCGGCCAGCACCGATTAGACTATGATGCGACGCAACCGAGGAACGCCGACGAGATCGTTCAACGTGACGCACAGGTACGCGGATTTCGTGCGTTCATGCAGGGACTCGGTATCGACGTTGCGGTCGCGGCGACGGTGTTTCTGGTGACGGTCATTACCGATCTTCAGTGGACACGCACCTACTGGATCATGGTTGGTCTCGGCCTAGCCCGTTCGATCATCCAGGGTATCGTGGCCTACTTCGCCCGAAAGTTCATCAAGCCGTCTAACGTTCCGTTCTAGTACCTCGACACGACACCGCGGCTCGCCCAAAAAATCTTGGGCGAGCCGTTTTGCTTTCATCATACTGTGTTGTATGATTAACCTGTAAGACGGCGAGCGGCTCGAACGCTCAACCGCAGCTAAGTGAAAAGAGAGACAGAGATGAAATGCTGGCACTGTAAGGAAAGGCACGACACGGTTTCCCAGGTCCGAGCCTGCTCCCTGGGACATCACAAACCCACCGCGCCGAAGTTCCATCCGGTGACCGAACCCGGAATGTATCGGCACGACGGTGCGGTTTACCAGGTAACCAGGTCTAAGAATGACAAGCTCTATGCGAAGAAGCTCGTGGTCACCTACGTCAACGGTAGGGCGCACCGACTCAACCTCGAGTACGCAAAGAGTATGATCTTCAGCATCCACGCCGAGGACCGTATGACGGTCGCCGAGGTCGCGGAGCTTGGTAAGATCACAAGCTACTGCTACGTTTGCCGTCACCGGCTGAAGACTCAGAAGTCCATCGCACTCGGCATTGGCCCGGTCTGTGCAAAGAAGGTGTGATTATGGGTAACATGCTCGGTCGAATCTACAAGACCATTCCACGCTGTCATTGGTACTGCTGCACCAATCACAGCCTTAATAAGGCGACGCACAAAAGCTCCATTAAGCGTGCTCGTGTACGCGAAAAGCGTGAGTGGATGAAGAGGGAGATGTGACATGAGTATGAATCATCAAGCAATCATGCAGAACGGTCAATTGAAGACCCTCGAGCTGGACCCGATGTTTCCTCGGAAGCCGCACATCACACAGGCTGACGAACTGATGAACTGGATCGGTACCCAACTCGGCGGCACCTGGGGCTGCGTCAAGTTGAGCGGCTACTGGTTGATCTACTGCAACGGTCGCCTGCTAACGGGCGATACCCTGCGCGGACAGAACCGTCGGCGTGACTTCGTGCGGGCACTCGCCGACGCACTCAACGTTACGGTCGTCCAGCTGGTTCCCACGCGGAGTTCGAAGTGACCGCGGAGCGCAACGTAGTCAACACGTATCGTAAGAAGGGTACGTTTCGTGCGCAGCACGCCGAAAGAACCGGGCGTGCTGCGCAGCGCACGGCGCTTCCTCCTCGTTGTCAGGAGTGTCGCCTACCCGGTACAATCCCAATGATGATCGACAACATCAAGCGGTTTTACTGTCCGGTTCACTCCCCGATTGTTGGTGATGATAGGTGAAACGTTACTACCCACCCCTACTGTCACGACTTGCGATCTGGGTCGCAACCTACCTAATACCCGATCGTGTGTACGCCGCGATCCAGATCTCGACCTACGATGGTTTGGATAATCACTACCGTGAGATCGATCATCACGACCCCGACGGATCCCGTGAGTTATTCGTCGCGGTCAGCGCGACTAGGATCGAGGGCCTACGGCGTAAGCTGTGGATCAATCACCTCAAGGCAAAGGTTAAGTGAGAGGAGTCGAAAAGTGAGTGAATATCCGGAACACGAGAAGATGCACAAGGTTAGCGAAATGTCACAGAAGATCGGTGACTTTCTTGTGTGGCTCGAGTCGACGAAGCGTACCTACCTCATGCGGTGGAATGATGAGGTCAACGACTGGCGTCCCGAGCGGGACTCGATCGAGCAGATCCTAGCGACGTACTATGAAATAGATCTTGATGCGATCGAGCGGGAAAAGCAGGTTATGATGAAGAAGATGCGGGAGCTGAACAAGTGATGAGTGAGATCGAAACACACGCGCAGTCGTTTAGTACACGTGAAGTTCCATGGATGAAGTTGGGTAAGCTCGTCGACGAGCCGAAGACCGCCGCGGAGGCCGCGAAGCTTAGCGGACTCGACTTTACCGTGTCATTGTGTGAGGTGGCGTACCTCGCTAGCAACACCGGCGACTGGGACATGCTCAACCAGATCAATCCCATCAAGAACCGCCGCGCGGTGGTCGCGGACGACAACGGCGACTTCATGGGATTCGTGTCGTCCAATGCCTACAACCCACTTCAGTACGTGGAGGCGTTCGACTTCATGGACGCGCTCGACGCGCCCTACGTCGCCGCCGGTAGCCTCCGTAAGCGTCGTCAGGGATTTATGGTCGTTAAGCCAGATATTAAGTTCAACGTCCTCGGCGGTGACGACCCACACGACATCTACACGGTGCTGCGTACTAGTCACGACTGCTCACGTGGCATTGAGGTGTCCGTCATGCCGCTTCGTCACAGATGTATGAACCAGTTGACTCTCCGCAGCTTTGCCAAGGGTGTGGACTACCGCTGGTCGATCAAGCACACCAGTACCATGACGGCCAAGCTTAAGGACGCGCAGGCATCACTCAGTAAGATCGGTGTCTACGTGAAGCGTTATGAGGCCATTGTCGAGAAGCTGGTGGACATCGAGATCAAACCGGATAAGGGACTGCAGGTACTCCGCTACGTCATTCCCGAGCCTACCACCGGTAAGACGGATCGAACACACGAGCAGTGGCAGGATCGATTGAACACCATCATGGAGTTGTGGCAGACCGCGCCGACCGTCGCGTACGCCGGTACGGGTTGGGGACTCGTTAACGCGGTGTCCGAGTTTTACGACTGGGGACGCGCCGGCGGTACCCCCGAGTCCCGGTTCCTCAACGCACTTGAAGGCGAAACACACAAGAAGATCAACCAGGTCGCGGGACGTATTCTTGCGGGAGTGTAGGTTGCTCGATTTTAGATGGCGACGTGATGCCTACTGCTACACTCATGACATCAATCCGGAGGTCTTTGAGGATCCGGGTAACGTCGAGACCGCCAAGGCGATCTGTCGTCGATGCAGCGTAACCGATCACTGCCTCGCCGAGGCCCTATCGATTAAGGGTGGTGCCGAAGGTGTATGGGGTGGTACCACCGATGACGAACGTCGTGCTCTTAAGCGTGGTGGTCATCGCGCTACCTGTCCGGGTTGCCTAGCGACCAAGATCTACAGCGACGGCGTCTCCGAGATCTGTGTTTCATGCGGTTTCGCGTGGCGTGCGTAGCTTCGATAACTCAATCCCACCTCATCAGACACCTACCAGCACTCGAAAACCCGGCCGCAGATGCTACCTGCCGCGGCCGGGTTTCCTGTGTTCTACGCCGCATTCGCGCGGCTTAGCGGGTTGGAGCGCTGTCTACGTAGCGCATCGCTCCACGCCTCCCACCAGCGCCACGCGTTTCGCTCGATGGTTAGACCCTCGACGACCTCGCGACCTCGCGCGGCCAGATCCAGGCGTGCGTCCACACTGGACGTAAGTAGTTGCAGCTTCGCTCGCCACTCCCCGGAGGTTCTCGCCAGTAGGCCGACACCCTTCTTATGAAGTCGTACATACTCGATACGAGAGGATGCGACACACGGAACCCCGACGGCCGCGTATTCGGCCATCTTAAGCCACGACTTTGCGGCGTTGAACTTACTGTCCGCCAGGGGCGCCACGCCGATACCGAGCGAGTTAATCGCCAGTGGCCACGCCTCTAGGTCCACGGGCCCGGTGGACTCGATGTCGACACCCTGGGTAACGCCGATGGCGGCGTGCACACCCTGGATCGGACCGGCGATCTTAAATCGTCGGCCGGACTGAAGAAGCTGCGCGATGCTTGGACCCATCGTCTGGAGATCGGTAGGATGTGAAAACACGGATCCCGCCCAACCGATGACGTCGGAGTCCTCGTGCTTAAGCGTCAGCATACGCTCCGGGATCATGTTGTAGAGTACCTGTCCACGACCGTGTGGGGCATATCTCTGCAGAAGAGCTGGAGTCGACACGGTAACGAGGGTCGCGTTTTCACAGGCCAGTAGTGGGTTTCGCCACGAGTGATCGGGATTCGGTCCGGAGGGATGAAGAGCGTGGAATGCCGGATGCGCGGGGTGGATGCACGAAAGATCATCATCCATGTCGATGACGACGGCGACTCCACGCTTGCGAATAAGCTCGATGGCCGACACCAGCAACCGGTGCGTTACGCGCTGAAAGATGATGACATCGGCGTCCTCAGGTATGACAACATCAACCATCATGTCACCACGCATTCGACCCTGCAGCATCTTATCTCGTTCCTTGGGTGGAATGATCGAGATGCTGTATCCCGCACGCTGCAGCACGCGCGCCGGCCAGATCAATCGGTAGTGACCGCAGCCATGAAGATCGGCGGGAAACACGTAGACCTTCACCAGCGATCACCACGCCCACTGGTGTTTTGACCGTGATGATACCACGTCCAAGTTACCTCGGGAATGTGAAGAAATGAGGCACCAAGATCTAAGAGACGAATGTAGAAACCCCAATCATCGTAGATGCTCTCGGGGTGACTGGTTGGTGGACCGAACAGCGCCTGACGAGCCAGCGTCGAGTTAACCAGTGACGTGACCGGAATGTATGATGACTGGCGTAGCAGTTCGGGGTCAAACGGTCGCCCGAAGCGGCCCCACTCATCCTGCACGGGTAGTGGGTTGCCGGCGCCGTCGACGACGCGACATCCGCTGTAGAGTACCGTGGCACCGTCTCGAACCCCGTAACGTATGAGGGTCTCGAGATGCGTGGGAAGCCACTCATCGTCGTCATCAAGAAACGCAACCCACGTGGTTGTTACGTTGTAAAGCACACGGTTACGAGTCGCTGCAGATCCCTCACGTCTCTTATCAACGGCAATGATGATGTCCTCGGGTTGATGAGTTTGGGCCGTAACGCTCGCGATCGCGCGGGTCAGCTCGAACTGCCGCGTAGGAATGTGAGGTATCACGACCGTTACACGGTCCATCTGTCTACCACCTCGTTGGAAGTCCACTGGTGTTGGCCTTATGTACACGGTAGTGCCACGTGATTTCGCTCGATCCCGCGAAGTTACCACCGCAAAGCTCGGCGCAGCGCAGGACGAACATCCAGTCCTCTCCCATCCAGTCCTGGTGAAGTGGACCGTCGGGAAGTAGGAACCCGGCCTCTCGCGCCAGCTCGGTTCGCACCATAACGGTCATGGTCGTGTGATGCGGTTCAGCTAGGTTGAACTGTCGGCCACGGTGCATTGGAAATGGGTTGTTTCCGTCGAACCACGAGTAGACGTAGTCGGCGTTAAGGTCGTGTGCTAGGTTCCACAGCGTTTCAATGTGATTTGGGTAGAAGTAGTCGTCATCATCGAGGAACGCTACCCACGCGGTTCGAACGCCATCCAGGGCACGCTGGCGCGTTACCGCGGCGCCAACCTTGTCAACATCCAGGGAGACGGAGTAGCCGCCCGACGGCATCATAGACTGGCTGCGAACGCTGTTGACGGCCTGCTCCAGTAGGCCACCTGGACCGACCCGCGGTGGTATCGTCGCGATCGCAACGGTTACGTCAACCGACACTGTGTCTTCCACTTCCCTCATATGTTACCCACGGGTTTACGAAGTGTGTACCCGTTAGGTTGGTGGGTCGTAGGTTGTACTTCCAGCAGCTAAAAGGGTGAGATATCTGATCCTGGTAGCTGAACACGTTGTTTTGACTCAACCAGTCGGCGCCCCAGTCGTAGTGTTGATCATGCTGCCACCGAGCGATTACACCTGTGGCCCACAGACCCCAGTTGATCGGCATGCCGAGATCGGCGTAGGTGGCAACCTGTCTCTTAATGCTATCGGTCTCACCAGCGTACCGAGCTAGATCAAGTGATGCATCCGCCTCCTCGAAGAGGCAGTTACGCCAGGGATGCTTAAACTGCGCGATGCCGCTCTCCGACGACTCCGCGATGGCTAATGTGTCGATGACAAATCTTGGACTAGTGATGCGAAAGCTGGCGTCTACCCACACCGAGTGCGGTGCATCGGTGAACAGACTTGGAAGCATCTTTGCGTTCTTAGCGGCACGACACGGATGTATCTGCGGTCGAGGTACGTAAACCACTCGCCAACCCCGGGGATCGGCGGTTCCCGCGGCGCTAGTCAACGTCGGATCATCAGTTAAGAGAACCCAGTCCACGTCGACGCCGTCCTGCGGTACGATCTCCTTAAGACTGTCGTAGCCGTCGTAGATCGCCGTAATGACCGCGGCCCTCATCGAGTCACCGGCTTATATGAGAGGACGGTGTCGATTAGACTACCCTCCGAGAACTCCGGACGCCAGCTCAACTTATCCCAACCACGCCCCTCGGCCACGATCTTCGTGGGAAGTTCTCCGAGCCGCATCGGCAGATATTCGATCCCCGAGTCGGTACCGGTTACCCAGCGCACGAGCTCCGCGACCTCGTTGACCGTAAACGCGCGTCCCGTACCGGCGTCGAAGACATCGTCATCACCGAACTGGGTCGCGTCGACCAGCATCTGTGCGATGTCATCAACATAGATCAGATCGACTGTCTGCTCACCGTCACCCCAGACCGGAAGCGGTCGTCCCGCCCAGGCCTCGGTCGCGAACGTCGGAATGATCTTTTGTGGGTGATCCGGTCCGTGCTTCTGACCGGGACCGTATGCGTTGTACGCAATCACCCGTGACGTCGAAACGCCGCGTGCGTGGTGATACGCGGTCGCGAGTCGATCGGCACAGATCTTGGTGGCGGTGTAGATGGACGGAAACACCGGCGGCATGCTGATGCCCGTGTAGCCGGCGCCACTTGAGGCACACCACTGCAGCACGTTGAGCGTACCGTGCACGTTCACGTCAACGGCGTACCTGGCGTCGTCAAACAGTTCGGCCGTGCCGAGAACGCCCGCGAGGTGTATGACGTGTTCGACGCCGTCGAGTACTTCATACACATCTTCCGCCTCGGCGACGTCTACTCCGTCGGCGTGATCAAAGTGAACGACTTGATGACCGGCCGCCTCCGCGGCACGAACCGTAGCGGCGCCGATGAAACCACGGCTACCCGTGATCGCAATCTTCATGTATCAATCCTAAGAAACTCACGGATCGCGTCCAGCGCGACCTCCGGGGTGACTGCGTACTTCTTCATTTCATCCAATTCATATTGAGTTAGCGCATCTTCATCCTGCGGCACGTGATCAACCGTCATAGGATCGTCGTCTGGGTGAACGTGCCAAACGATAAGAAGTCCCGTTGGCTCGACGTCTACGAGGTATGACGTTGTGTTACTATGCGCAAGAAGCAGCGACGTCATCTTCCAAACGTCACCCGTCCAGTCGCCGGGTAACGGTTCACGTGTTGCGATCGCGGGATTGTGGGGAAGTACGTCATCGATGACGATGACGGTTCGACCGTCGGGTCGAGACTGCTTTACGGAGTTGCTGTAATCACGCATAACGTTCTCAATGAGGTGCATACCGTCGATAAACACCATGTCGTACGGCGCGTAGAACTGTGAACGTTTGTGGGCAAAGAACTCATCCGACGTCATTGGAAACAGAACGTACGGATTCTCGATGACGACGTTGCCGATCACCGGATGTGGATCAACACCGACACTTATAGTTCCGGGACGCGCCTGCGCCAGCGATCGACCGGTCTGCACGCCGATCTCGAGGTATGTTTTTGGCCTAACAAGCTCGTGAATCGCGCGCAAAAGATCGTGTTTTGGTGTCTGCGGTATCACCAGGGTTCCCTTCCGGTCAGCTCGACGAACATCGCGCGGTCACGTGCGGCCTGCTCGGCCAGCGCCCCGTTGGTGGACAGGTTGGCGTAGAGGTTGGCGACCGGATAGCCACCGACGTGCACGATGCCGCCGGCCTGCCGCGCATGTAGTGATATCAAGTCGTCGCCGTACCACCAGCGTAGTCGTTCATCGGCGCGAATACCGTACTCACCACGAAGAATAAATGCCCATCCAGTAAGTCGAGTCGCGACTCCCATCGGGGCGTTGGCTCCGTAAGTAACCACGGAGTTCATCGGTAGTGACTGAAACGGATCACTGGATCCGGCCGCGGCACTCCGTGCGCGCATCGCGGTCGAGACCGCGTACCACCAACCGGGTCGGATGACGGCATCATCATTAACGATCGCGACGTCCCAGCACCCCGCGTCCTCCGAGACGGCGAACCTGGCGGCTAGGTCGATGCCTACGTTCCATAACCGGGATAGATTCGGTGGTTGCTCATCATCTCGAATGAGGGTTACGTGTTCGCGGTGGTTTACGACGGGAGGTTCCGAGGCGTTGTCGATGACAATGATGTGACTGCACTGCAGCTCGAGCTGCGTGATGACCTGGGCGAGCTGCTCGTGTCTGTTGTGCGTTGGAATAACGGCGTATCGGGGAATTCCCACCGTCTTACTGTATCACGCGCGCGTCACGCGGGTGGCGCCTCAACGAGGAGACACGAGACGATGTCACCGATGTTGTCGACGTTGACGGTGCCGGTACCCGCGGAGCGGCTCCAGCGCATCGTTACCTCATACTCACCGGCCGCGATGGGATCCTCACCTAGATCGGGTCGCGGTATGTGTGTGTCGGCGCTAAAACCCATGTGACTTCCTGCCACGTTGAAGTATTGCTGTGCGGTCGGGTAGTCGATACCGTTAATCGCAATGCCGGCGAGTAGGATGGTACCGAGCGCACCTGTTAGGTAACCAGACATTGAATGATGGACCGCAATGCGTGAGTCACTTGCATACTTCGTAAACGACATCGTTAACGGTTGCCCACCGACGAGAATGTCCGCAAATCCCGCACTACTTCGTGTCTGGCCATCGGGGGCGGCGTAGACCGAGCTCTGCGACGGCAGGTTCCGCGTCGTTAAATTTGAGATGGCGTAGTTACCTGCGGGTGGCACGAAGAGAACGGCGCACCTATGTCCTAACCCAAGATCAATACCGAGTGGAATTAGAGGTACCGGTACCGTACCGGTGAGGTCACCGTCATAGTTACCCACCGGGGGGTCCAGGTCGACGACGGTGGCGTAGCGTAGTCCCCACTGTAAACCCATGCGCTCACTGAGCGGACCGAGATCCGATAGGGCCGCGACGAGCGCAAGTGGAAGCTGCTGCGTAGGTTCAGTCACGATGTGTAGGCCTTTCGTGCGATGTGCTGCATCGCGGCACCCTCAACACACGGTAGTGACCAGGCCAGTTCCAGCCAGTTCTCACCCTGCCAGCGTAGTACGTCGTAGGAATCGTGACGTGGATCTGGGGCGGTGTAGAGTTCGATGCGTTCGAAGATCGTTTGTCGTTGACCTAGGTTAGTGGCGACCGCCTTGGCCTGCTCGACCGAGACGATCTGCCTGTTTTCAACGTAGGGAATGACAAAGCCTCGGTTCTGAACTGAGTGAGGTGCACTCGACGGTACATCATAGCGTCCAACGATCTCGGATGTCTGTGCGGCGGCATCATTTGAAATGATGACGAAGGTGTTGGGCGCCTCGATTAGGTCATCCGTCTCGATGATTCGCTCACGCATAACACGACCACTCTCATCGAGATCAAACGTTACGACGGCGGTCGAGGGATCAAATGAGCGGATAAAACGTAACACGTTCGTGTTGTCGAACCACGGAGAGAAGTAGTCGCCGTCGATGGCAAGCTGCTCGACAATGTAACCGCGTGACGTTCCCGCCGGCCACGCACCTTTGGTGTAGTAGGGTGACGGCTCAACCGTAAACGTAACGGGTAGTGACTCAAGTAGCTTAGCTAACGTCTGCTGAACCCGCGGGGACGTATCACCACCGAAGAATGTGAGTGTGCCGATACTAGCCTGGTCACTAAAACTGTCGGGAATACGCTGGTCGATAATGAACATTTCATCATACAGAGTGCCGCTTGAGATGCTTCCCGCGGTGGTCCGAATGCGTGCCTCATTGTTGTACATGAAGCGGCCAAGGGGATACTCACTGCCAGCAATGAGCATAAACGGCTCGATGCGACTGGTGATGACATTAATGAGTGATGACTCGGGAACTGTGAAGACCAGTCCACTAAGCTGTCTTGTGATCGTACGTGCGGTGTCGTGACTGATGATTGGTGCCTGATCACTAAGTGGGTGTACGGTCGTCCGGTAACCGGTAATGCTATCGACCAGGTCAAACCGAAAGGTGGCGACACGCTGCCCCACGTACGGTAGCAGATCCAGGTCTGGATTAGGTTCCTGCGTCGTTAGCGTTCGTGCCCAGCGGCTCATTGCTACTCTCCCGGATCGACCGGCGTCGGCGTATCGGTGACCTCGGATACTCGAATCTGCGCCATGTACACGGTTCGATCGAGGCGCACACTACCGTCGGGCACGATGATGTTGGCGAACCAGCGGTTTCCCAGCTCATCGCGAACACAGACGTAGTTAAGATCAGTCCACGCTAGGTCACGTATGCGTCTAAAGTTAGCGAGTGAGGGAAGTGGAATTGCGGCGGCGTTGACCAGTAGGGTCCGCGTGAATTGCTCACCACCGCGCTCCAGTGGATGGAACGCCGTGAAGTAGTCCCGACCAAACATACGCTGGAGTATGACGGTGTCGGCCTCGGGGAACGTAAACGTCTCGACCGGTTGACCCTCCCAGAGCATGGTGTATGCCAGGTTCGACAGCGGGTTCTCATTCGACGTAAAGATCAGGATCGAGCTGGCGTCTCCACCGATGTCGACTCCTGGTGACGGGATCGTTGCGGACGCGCCTGTGACCCACGGTGCCTCGAAGTCGAGTACATTAACCGTGCGAATACGATACTCGCTCAGTTGACCGACACGTGCCTCATAGTCATTGAACCCAGCGATGCAGGTGACGTCGGTGGATCGCATGATGGTTTGCCAGTCCGTTAACGGATCACGACGTTGAAGTTCGATCGCTCCCTCATACAGCGACAGTGGTCCGATCTGTAGGTCGGTGAATCCGATCACCGGGTTAACGTTGGTGTTGCTGGTGTTGGCGCGTGAGTTGAGTCTGATCTGTGCGAACGATGTGTGACTGGTGTCGGTAACTCGTAACGTCCAGCCGCCCGGTTCAGTGACGTTGGAGTTCCAGGCCCGCGCCTGTAGGAGTCCGTTGGACGCCCACTGAAAGCGCACGTTGATGCGATCTCCGGCCGCGTAGGCCCCGATGTCGACGGCGCTAACGATTGTGGTGTTGCTACCGCCTACGGTTCGCAGCATTTCGAGGGACACCAGTCCGTCGGTCTTAAAGTTAAGTTGCGTCTCGTAGGAGTTGTTGCCGTTCAGCGCGACGCGTAGTCGTGCGATGATCGTTGCCCCGGTGGATACCTGCTGCGGCACGATGCCGACCACGGCGTTCCAGCCAGTCAGGTTGAGACTGGTTGGTAGCGACGACTGACCCTCACGGAACACGTTGGTACTGCCCAGGGTTTGCTTCCCGAGACCGGAGTTGACGTCATAGTCGTCGGGTACCGTGCCACCCGCCACGGCCCACGGTTGTCCCGTGTCCGTGGTGCCCCAGTCGTTAACCAGGGTGCGTTCGAATGAATCGCAGAGGCCGAACCCGGTCCACGACGCGCTAATGTACGAGATCCCGGTGGGTATGCAGCCCGGCGGTGTACCGCAGTTGAGGCTGACACCGGTGATCTCTTGGGACTCAACGGTCAGCGCGAAGCCGCTGATCGCCGGCGGATCCTGAGAGAAGATAAGTGTTGCGTCGGAGATCGAGTCCTCCGCGGTACCGGAGATGCTCGGTGACTTCCAGGTAAGCGCCACCGATGTTCCCTGTGGTGCGTAATACGTCGCCGGTCCGATGGTCTGTGCACCGGTCGGCGACGGTCCGTCAGCGCCGAGGATCTGCCACTGGTTGCCCGCGATCTCACCCGCGGCGGTCCACCGCCAGTCAACGTCACCGGCGGCGGTGGAGAACGTAGGCGGTACAGCGAATCGTAGCGTGACCTCGCGCCAACCGTCGACGATCTCGGGGAGGGCGTCGAAGTCGGCGACCGGGATCGCCGCCGTGGAAAGTCCGGTGGCCACATCGGTGAGGGTTAGCGGTACGGTGGTGCTGCCGTACCGACGAGCGTAAAATCTTACCTGTTGGTAGGTGCGTGCCGGCGTTACCGGATCATCCTCAATCTCCTGGATTGCGGTAATGGAGCTGTACACGGGCGCACTGATTTGGGTACCGTACGGATGCACACCGGTGACGATCGCGGAGGCGGTGTGTAACGTGATCTGTGGTAGGACGTCGGTATCTGTGACGCTAAACTGACCGTCCTCAATCACAGGTGTAGCAACGTTACGTCCTCGGTGTGATGGCAGTTCATAAAGCTGACGTAGTGCGTTGAGCTTAGGTGCGGCACGTGCGATGAACGTCGGCTTAACCTCGCGGTGCGTTGTTGTGATTACGTACTCACCGGCCGGCAGCGCGCTCGGTACCGCGAAGTTAACGTCACGTAGGTGAGAAAAATTAGGTCCCTGCGGGTAGGCGCTCATCGGACCAAAAGCACCGGTGAATGTACTACCGTTCGAGACTCGACCACCGTAACGAATACGAGTTTCCTCGCAGTAAAAAATCTCAAGAGCTATGTAACCGAAGAACACCGTACCGGTGAGGTCACTCGCATCGATGTAGATGATGCGGCGTAGATTAGCGGCCGTTACCATTGAAAAAAGCAGCAGCTCCTGATAGCGCCAGGGGAGCGCGAGCATCGACGGGTCATAGAACGAGTTCGCGGGAATGGGATTGGTAAGAAGAATGTTGATGTCACTAAAGTCAATGTACTTAAGATCAGTAACCAGGATTAGAGCGGTACTGGTTGTGTTTCCCATGCTCGGACCCTCGACAAATGACTGATAATCGATCTTTTGTGAAAGAAGATTACTCGCCATAGCGATGCCAAAGGCAATCTTACCGAGGTCTTCCTCGAAGTCCGCGGCCGCCGTGTAAACAAGTCGAACGCCGAGAATTCGCTTTCCGTACAGCTGCTGTGCATAGTTCTGAATGGGAAAGTTTAGCGATATCGTAGGTGAACCCGCCGTCATCTGGGCGTAATCACCATCGCTTGGATCGACGACCGAGTTGGCATCACCACTCGCGGAGCCGTCGAAACCCGTGACGTTAAGTACGTCAACCGGAATCACAACACGACGAATTGGTCCACTCTTATCTTCCATTCCCGCTGGATAAATGTGAATCATTTCGGCGATGTTCGTACTGATCTTCGGTGTTGGTTCCTTAACGTAGACTGCGCCGGAGACGGCGGCGGCGCTGTGATCAATCCGAAATGTGTAGCCACGTTCAGAGATCTGATCCGGTACGTAGGACGCGTCACGTATCGGTACCCACTCGTTTCCGAGAATGTACGGCGCGTGAGGGTTGTAGTTTCCCATGCTAGATCGCCCTTAGCTGTGACCGAATGTTACGTCGAGCGAGTGTAGAGATGATGCCCTCACCGACGGCCTGACCGACGGTTCGCGCCTCCTCGGTGGACGGCACGACGCCGTCGAAGTTCACGTTAATCGAGCCGGGACCGAATACCACACCGGGTCCCGCGGCGTCCGCGATGATCTCCTTGAGTTTGCTAAGAGGAGAGATAACCTCGTCCTCACCACCCTCGGCGACTCGAACGATTGTTCCGCCCGGATTGGCGCGCGCGATGCCGCCCTCGGCGAGGTTGGGGATACGCGATAATGAGAACGGCAGCAGCGCGTCCAGCGCGGCGATGCCCGAGTTAATGCTTCCGATGAATCGGTTGAGGCCACCCTTAATGCCGCGTAGGATGTCACCGGCGACGTCATCAATGAAGTTACCTGAGCGCCTGAAGCCGCTGATGAACGAGTTGATCAGATTTTGTCCGGCGTTGGAGAAGTGCCCGGCCAGCGCCGACAGTCGTGCGGGTATCCCGGATACGGCGTTGGTGATCGTGTCGGCCATCGTCTGAGCCGCGGTACCTACCTCCTGCGTCTTACGTTCGATGACGCCGAAGAAATCGAGGATCGTAACCAACGCGGTAGTCATAAACACAAGCAGGTTGCTGAGGATCAGTAGAAGACCGCCGAGAGCCATGGTTGCGATGATGGCGAGCTGCGCCAGGTCGGACAGGAACTGCTGTCCCTCCTGGGTCGCGAGGAACTTAGCCATCGCATCGAACACCTTGACGAGAATGTCGAGCAGCTCTCGTCCGGCGTCCGCGGTCTCCTTGGTGAACAGCGCGCCGAAGAGACTTGTGAGTGATCCGATGAGCGCGAAGATCGCGTCCACGGTCGCGAGCGCATCATCAAGAAATTCCTGGAATGATCCGTCCTTGATCTTTTCAGCGATGAACTCGGCAAATTGAACGAGAAAGAGAGCAAACTTATCGGATAGAAGCTGAATCGTTGGGAGCGCCTCACGTGCCAGATCGGCGAATGCCTTGACGACCTCCAGGATCGCCGGTCCCATGAAGTCGAGAATGTCCGCGGTGGTCTTAAATACCGCGTTCATCGTGTCGATGGCCTGCTTACTACCTGCCCAGGCCGCGAAGTCGGAGATGATCCTTCCGATTGATCCCGCGACATCCGCCAGTCCGGTGGTCAACGGTCCGATGATGACTTTAACGAGCTTGGCTAGATCGCCGACCAACGGCGCGAACAACGCCTCCTGGACGATGAGCTGCAGCTTACGGAACGGATCAAGGATCTTAGCAAATTCCTTGGCGACGGCTCGCGCCGACGGCGACAACTTCTTAAGAGCTTCGTTGATCTTATCAACGTCACCCTCTAGGATCGCACCTAAGGCCTCACCAAAGTTTTGAAACGCGATGATAAGAGGTGCGATTATCGCGAGGATGACGGCTAATGCGCCGGGAATCAAACCGAGCAACCCAAGAAGATCGGCAAGCGCCGCGCCGAGCGTGATCAAGATCGCTATTAGGCCGGGAAGCGCCACGATGAACGCCGTAATCAACACGGGACCCGATGCTAAAAGTGACAGCATGGTACCGAAGCCGCTATTAACGTTCTTAACCGCCTCCGTCGTGGTATCGGCGATCGCGGTCATGGCACGACGCCACAACGGCGTCACGTTACGCTCGACAAACTGACCGTTCTCGGCGGCGTGAAGAAACATCTTATCGAAGTTTGATCCGACGATCCGCCGCATGTTGTGACTTTCGTCACCGAGCTCGATCAACGACTCACGCAGGGTCGTGTCGATCGTGGTGCTGGTGTCCTTAACGGACTTGTCGATGTCGTCGAGGGCCTTATCGGCTACCTTGGCCGTGTCCGCGAAGTGCTTATCGATCTCATCGAGGGCCTCGTTTAACCCATCCGTGAGTTCCTTAACCTCATCATCAATTACGTCACGGATCTCACGCCGGAACTCCTTGGTGCGCGCGACGATGTCGACATACGCAACATCAATCGGTTGCGTCACAGTTTACCTCCCCGCACGTCCCACGGCACCCAACGCCGCAACCTGATCGACCGAGACGCCATCCGTGTTAAACCAGCTCGGCGCCGTAACACCAATCTTCTTTTCGATCCGCGCCACGGCGGGCGTAACACTACGCGAGCCGTCATGTGTGAGGTTTCCGATAAGAAGATCATTGAGTCGGTTACGTTCAGCACGGTGCTTCTCAACACGGTGATCAACGATTCCCTCCTCAACGATGTAGTAGTTTACGAGGTCTAGGAAATCTTCACATCGAAGGGTAGTTGGTCGGACCCCGCGAGCGAGACACCAGCCGTTGAAGATGTGCCACCGTCGTCGATTCTGGATCCAGCTGATGAGCTCGACGACGGCTCGATAGGGCGTCCCGTGTAGATCTCCATCAACCAGCGTATGATGTCTACCAGCTGGTGCGGATCGATCGGCTCGAAGTCATCGAGCTCCCGCGTGTCATCATCCGGCTGCAGCCGCGCGATGAATCGCGCGTAGCTCTCTCGCTTCAGTACGATCTTCATGATCGACCCGATGTTACCGGCACGGTCCATCGCCCGCTCGGCCTGGGCCTGCTCATCGTCATCCTCGTGCGCCGTGACTCGAAGTTCACGACTTAGGTTGGCGAACCGACGCAGCTGCTCGAGATCAAGTGACTTAAAGCAGTCAAATCGATCTTCATCAATCGTAAAGAAGATCGGTAGTCGCTTCTTTGAAAAGTCACGTGTATGTGCCTGTATCAACTAAGGTTTTCCCTTCTGTGTTGGCCCCTGAGCTGACCGTAGCACGCCGCGATGAACTCCTATGCAGGGTTTTTAAAGCTGGCCGAGTCCAGCGCGTTGGCGAGAAAAGGATTAGGTTTCATGCCCTTGACGGACTTAACGACGACCTTGCCGGCGAACTTTCCACGCTTAGCGCCGTATACCTTCGATTTAAATACGAGAGCCTTGGCGTTCTTAGGTCTAATGACCGTCTTCTTAGGTCCGTAGAGCCCGGTACCGTCGTGCACGTACAACGCGTAGTGCACACCCGTGCCAACTCGAGCGACCAAGCCCTGTGGCTGAATAAGCAGTTGAAACGCGATGCTGGCGCGTAGGAGACCGGAGTCGACTCGTCGCGGTCCGGATCCCGTCGCGCCTCCGAGGTTACGACGAGCGCGCGACTGAACCCGCGCGGCACGTTTAATCAGATCCTTGGCGGTTCCACCAACGGGACTCTTAAGAAGCTTCTCAAGAACGGACTTATTGAACTGGTGAGTGACCTTGGTCGGCACAGCCCACCCCTTACATCAGTTCAAACTTATAGATCAACTCGGACCCGCCGCAGTTACCCTCGGGACCGACGAAGTTGGTGCGCCCCACCGCGTACTTTACGATCCGTCGGTCGCGCTGAAGATCGGCGAGGCAGCAGTTGACGGCCTTACGCACGGCGTAGGCGTCGGCCTGCTGCTCCAGCGCCGCGGCCCGCAGCTGTGCGCACGTCGGCGGTCGAGGTGGCTGCCCCGCGGTCATACCCGGAACGCAGCGCGTCAGCGACACCAGTACCTCAACGATGAGTTGACCGCCGGGGCCGCAGCCGCCGCGGATCGGTACCTCGGACGCGTCGGTCGGAAAGACCTGCGTCGGGTAGATGCCCTGAATGGTCTGCGCCAGCTGCCCGCAGTCGCAGCCGTCCCAGGCGATCGCGCCGGGTACCAGTAGGCAGACGCGCATCTTAGGTGGTACACCGCCAGACTCGGGTGTGTTCTCGAGTTCCTCGACGATGCACATTCCGACGCCGGTGACGATGATTCCGGCGGTCAAGGCCTCGATCACGGTGTCGTCCCCCAGGCGCGAGGACCCGGTCCGTCCATGTCGTAGACCTGGGATCGGGCGCGTAGGTGATTTGGGTTCGCCGTCTTAATGAACAGGTCGCACATACGTAGCTGGATGAAGCCTGTATTAAAAAGCTCGGCGATGCTGGCGACGGTCATCGAGATGCCCTGCCTACTAATGTCCACGACGCCCTGCGGCAGCTGACAGTCGAGACACAGCATGTACTTTGTGATCTCGGTGGCGAGCTCCCCCATGGCCAGCTGCCCAAGCGCCGGTACCGGTTCACCGTATGTGGCGGTAACCGACCACGTGTTCTCCTCGGTATCGTCTAGGTTCATGTTCTGACAGAACGGCCAGAGGTTGCCGCCGAGCCGCACCAGCTTACGATAGTCGTCGATTCGGTAGTCGACATCGGGAGTTAGGACCACACCATTTAATTTAACCTCAACGACGTCGAGGACCGGTCCGGGTAGGATCGTTTCCTCGATCGCAACGCACGAGCAAGAGTCACCGGGACAGGAACCACACGCTAAGTTGTACCACGTACCGGCCCACCAGTAGGGTCGTGGATATGTACCGTAGTTCCACCAGTTGTGCCACGGAAAGTTGGCCCAGCAGGACTGTCGACACGGACGAAGCTTAACCTCACATGTACTGAATCGCTGCGCCGTTAGGTGATACAAGATCTCGGAAGCGGCCGTGACGGCGGCACCCGTTACCTCGGCGGCACCCGTCTCGAGGCGAACGTCGCACTGTCCACCGGGCCAGATCACCGGCCAGTCCCGGCAGGGCCCCCAAGTGTACAGGTCGGGCATCGAACACCTCCTAGCGTTACGTTTGTGCCGTCTGAAACACCCGTAGAGACACGAACGCCGGCGGCTGCGGCGTTGCCGCTGGACCGCCGGCGAGCGACATCTAGCTCTCCTACGTCAGTAGGAAAGCGCCACACTGATCAGGTGGCGTCGGGGGTGGCGTTGTGGTGATGTTCCAGAGGAAGTCATCGATGTAGTCCGTGGTATCGATCGCTCCCGGAAGCCACGACGTACCGGTACCGGGACCGTTACCCCACAGCGCCGACGGGTAGTTGGTCATAGCTTCGGAGCTGAGCTCCAGGGGACCGTTCTCAATCGTAAACGCGCCGACCTTGGCGTTCCAGATGTGCGGCCACGCCCAGTACACGTACCGCTGCGCACCGGTGACCGGATCGCACTGTCCGGGACCCGTTAGAGGCTGCCACGTCTCCATCGAGAAGTGCGCCTCCGGGTTGTTGTAGCCGTATGCGGCACCCGTGCCGGTGACCGCGGATGCGAGCAGCAGTCGCGAACCAAAGATGATGACCGACGCGTCGGGATCGAGCACGCAGAGCTGAATCGTCACGTTCGAGTTGACGTACTGGTTGGGTCCCTGCCGGTTGATGCACAGACGACCGTTGGCCTTCTTAGTGCGGATCTGGTCGCCGTCCTCATATTGCGGCTCGGTGTTGACGCTAATGAAGCCCTCGGTGACCACGACGGCACTGGAGGCACCGGTGACGGGCGTACCGCAGCTGTCTAGCTTAACCAGCCGCAGGACGGTTCCCTGTGCCGCGGCGCCACACTCAGCAACCACGTGCTCCTCCTAGGGTGTAATCGTGGTGGTGTTGGGAAGATCAACCTGGATCGCGAAGTGACAGCAGTCCCAACCAAACATGAACCACTGCTCGGCGATTAGGTAGGTCGCGTTGGTGTCGCGTCGTAGGATCGTCTGTGGTGGTTGATCGAGAAATAGAATCCCACTTTGCCACATTTTCACACTACCCGTTGCGTAGATCCACGCGGTGTTTTCGTCGGGTTCATCACCATTGGGCGCGGTGCCTGGGTAACCGAGACCCGGCACAACGATGGATCCGTTGGTCGTCACAAGTCGTGGACCCTTAGCGGTCACCTGATGCTGCTGCGCCAGGAACGCCGTCACCTCACGCGGTACGTGAATGAGGGGAGTTCCGCCGTAGCACTCGGCCATGGCGCCCTCGAGCAGTGATATCGCTTTGGTGATGTCGAAGGTACCGCTCCACGGCGCATCGGCCTGCGTCTGCAGACTAACGGTAGAGCCACCCGACACCTCGGTGATCGGGGTGCCCTCGTAAGCTAGGTGAGGTGAGGTGCTAAACTGTCCGCCGGTCCAGAAGACCTCCTCGACGACCGTCTGCACGTTGTTCTCATGCGCGCGACGCGTACGTTCCCGGAGCTCCTCCATGCCGGTGCCGACCAGGGTGCAGTCGATCCACGTATACAGCGCGAACGGATCCGAGCCGCGGAAGTTCGCCGATCCGGTCGGCGTCTTCGTGGCGCCGACACCGGTGACGCACTGCGTGGTGGTCTCGAGGGGGACGGTGCAGTCATCGGGTTGGAAGACCACACCCTTCTTCATTAAACCCGTCAGTGGATGAGGACCGTCGACGGCGTCGACCAGTCGATAGGGGGGAGGAGTGAACACCGGTGGTGATGCCCACGCTCGCATGCTTACCACGTTAGTTCACCCTCCCCTCACGCATCTTCATCATCCCGTTGATCGTTGATATTAGACGCCGCAAGCGGTGAGGTCGTGCGCGCCGGTCGTGCCGTCGGGGCAGATGTTGACCGTCAGGCGGCGAACCTCGTGTCCGGGCTGGAACACGAGCCAGCACTCCTCCATCCACTCGGCCGTGAAGTCGTTGGTCTCGTTGAGCACCGAGTCACGAATGATGCCGAGGTCCAGGCGCAGACCCTGACCCAGCACAACGGTGCCGGGTGCGTACATCATGAACTCGACGGTCGACGGCCAGGCGGTCGGGATCGTGCCGGGAACGCCCGGGAAGCCGGCGGTGCGAACCTGGTAGTCGTTGACGAACTGGATGCGCACGTTAATCGCGTCGAACAACGACATGAGCATCGCGTCGCTGGCAGACAGCGTGTCAGTCGGCGCGCCCGTCCGGCGACGTAGGTCGGAGCGCATCGGACCACGCAGCCAGCGCGGTGCGATGACCTCGAGCAGAGCGTCCTCGGGCATTGCGTAGCGGTCGCGGTAGTCGGTGGCCTGAAGCTCCAGGGCACCGAGCACGTTGGCGACGACGCCCTCACCCGCGTTGCCGTTGGTCACGGTGAAGCCGGCGGATAGGGCGCGAACGGCGTTGACGTACTGCCGGTTCATTTTGTGATCGTGCGAGACCATGACGAGTCGCGTGTGATTGGCGATGAGCTCGGGGTACGCGTCCTCGGTCAGGTTACCCACCGTCAGGCAGATGCCGTCACACTGAAGACGTTCCTCATCGAATGTGGGGCACGGAACGCGACCACATGTTTTAACGCCGGACTGTGCGGTGCCGGTGACGGCCGCGATGTCCTGCGTCTCGGTCCACGACCAGAGCGCGCCGCCGAGCACAACATCGGCGAACGACGGCGAGATCGGCCAGCGAATACCGCCACGGTTGATACCGATGGTCGGCATGTCGATGCGCCCGTCGCTCGTGGCGATGTTGAAGAAGTCGTAGGAGATCTCGGAGGGAGCGCACCAGCCACCCGCGGCGACCAGGATATCGGGATTGGTCGCGGCGGTCATAACCTCGTTGTACTCGGCGAGCGTCGAGTCGTAGCCGAGGTGGTACTTGTGATCACGAATCAGCGACGCGATCGGGATTCGAGGAGCCTCATCACCTCGTGCGGTGACCGGCAGCCGGCGGGCGCGTGCCTGCATCGCGGCGACGAGCATTTCCATGTCTTCGAGCTTGCTACCCGCGGCGAATCCGGGAATATCGGCGGACGCCGTCAGAACGGGCTCATTTCGAGGTGCGTTCGTCGGCGGCGCGTTGCGCTGCGCGTCGGCGAGCGACGGGTTCTTGAACTTACCCATGGGACGAGGCTCGGTACGTGCGCCGCCGACCGCGGACGCCGCAACGACCTCGGCCGGTTCCGTCGTAGGCTCGGAATCGGTCGGTGCGTCCTCAACCGGTGCGGCGGCCTCATCGGTGAACGCGGCCATCTTGTTTTTCGCCTCGGTACGCTGCTTGGCGGCGAGCTCCGCACGGCGTGTGGTCTCAACCCGGACCCGCTCCAGACCGGACGCCAGCTCGGCCATCTCGTTGGCCTCGGCGACCTGGGCGGCTAGTTCCTCGGTTTCGCTCGCGTAGAGCGTCTCGAAACGCGCCTGCGCATCGGTCGTAAACTGGGTAAGTTGCTCGACGCTGAGGGCGGTGATGTCCTCAGGGAGGCTCAGATTCTTGGACACCTAACGACCCTCTCATGGGTAGGCGACGTTTGATCAATCTGGCCCGTCAGAGAGATACTACCCGACATCAAGTGGCGGTGCAAATAGCACCGCCACGTGATCATTTCTACTTAATTCTATGACCTAGAGTTGCCGATCGCCGATGCCTGCGACTTAGCGTACATCTCGGCGTCGCTGATCATTTGACGCTCGATCTCGGCTAACGCCGCCTGCGCGTCGTGCGCATCCTGCGCCGCCTGAACGCTGGTCGTCTGGTCGGTTCGACGTCGTCCACAACCACACATACTCACTACCTCCCTACGGTCTCAAGTAACCTCTGCTTGCGAGTCTTAGCGTCCAGACCAAGCTGGCGCGCCAGCTGCTCCTTAGCCAGTCGAACGGCGACTATACCGGGATCAACCCGACGAGCCACGGCCACCGGTACGTGCTGCACGGGTACCGCGGACGCCGCAATGACGCCGTCATTGTACTGAACCGACGCCTGCGTACGCGCCATGGGGAATCCCGGTACCGGCACGAGGTGAGCGGAGATGAACTCACGTATACCGGGTCGGTCTGGATGCGGTTGCCAGTCACCGGACAGCGCGCAGCCGAGGGCACGTGCGACCTGGCGCGGATCGGCACCCGCGTTGAGCGCGCCGGCGGCCCACACGTAGCCGTTCCTAGACTCGCCGATCCGGATGTTGGCTAGTACCGAGCACGAGTTATCATAGTGATCAATGCGGTTCTGCAGCGTTCCGTAGTTGGACGTCGGCGCGTGTCCGCAGTCGGCGGTGATGACGCCGGTGACGACCCGACCCCCACCCTCGACGATCGTCTCACCTTTGTGGAACCGGGTGTAGTCGACGTTGCCCCGCGGTACCTTGGTCTTAACGCTTCGGTGCGTGGTGTTCGCCGGTGCCAGGATGCCGTAGACGCGCCCCTCATCCGTAATGGTAAGCGCGCCGTTGAGCTCGACATCGGTCGGTTCGTTGAACCACGAGGCCGGCGGTAGGTCCGGAATTGTGATGGTGTGAACAGCGGCGATCAGCGGGTCTCCACAGCTGCAGGGTTTCTCATCATCGGCGGACGCCGATGCCGTGACCACGTTCTCGGTGAACGTCAGCTTCGCCTCGACGAACGCGGGAAACGCGACGAGCGTGGCACCGCGAATGCGACCGCGATGGAAGATCGTGGTCTCGGGCGCACCAAACGCACCCGCGCCGGAGTTCTCCGCGTAGATCATCTCTACGTCGGCGTCCTTGACCTTGTCGACGTCGACGGAGACGCCACCGGGTCCGTTCGGCCCCATCATGATCCGGATCGTGTCGCCGTGTTCGCCGGCCAGCGCCTGACCGAACACCTTGCCCCAGCCCTTAACGACGTTACCCGAGCGTGCCGCGTGCTCGATCTGCCCAACCATGAATGACTCGTTGTGCCCGCCGACGTTCACCGGCTGGTACATCAACGGAAGCGGCAGCTGCGCCCAGTCCAGGCTGCCAAGCGCGAACAGGCGACCGTCGCCGGACTCGGTACCCTCCACGACCAGGACGCCCTCCCAAGGCTCGTCGGCGTAGGCCTGCATCTTACCAGTCTTTTGCTTCTTATTCTTTAGGGTAAAGGTAAAATCATCATCGTCATCGTCATCATCAAAACCTTCTCGACTACGTCTGTCCTGCTGACGTGTAGGACCGCCAACCTCATCTTTATGAGGATTATGGTCCCCTTGATTGTGTGTTCCGTGAAATTCATTGAGTGAGAATTTACGGTTATTCTCCCTCTTCGCATACAACCTACGGTACTCGGCGTGTTCGGCGGGCGTCAGATCCGCGTCATTGAACAACTTCTCCTCAAGAGCGCCCATCGCCTTCTTTTCCGCCTTAGTCAGCGGTCCACCTGTGATCTTTTCGCGTAGTTCGGAGACCTTTTCGCGCAGATTCGGCTTGCCGTTCGCGCGCTTTATCGCCTCCTCACTAAGTTGACGATACCTCAGACGCTCGGCCGCCGTAGCGGTTCCGTTCGCGATCGCGATTCGCAGGTCGATAAATTCCCGACGATCGAAGTCAACGTCATCCTTATGAGGATTGTGATCCTTTTGGTTGTGATTTCCGTGAAACTCCTGAATGCCGCTCACCGTGCTTTCTACCCCCTTCTCGGCGGGCCACTCACCGGTGGCGGCCTTATGATATTCGGCGCACAACCCCTGTGGGTTCTTAACGTGCTTACCGAGCTTAGCGACGCAGCGTGCGAATGAGCCGTCGATGCCCCAACCGATCTCGACGGCCCCGGGTCCCTTCACCCAGTAGTTGCGTAGGTCGTGTCCACCGCCGGGAGTGTTGACGTCGCGCTCACGCGCGGCCTCAACGGACGTCTGGATCAGCGACGTCATGTCGGACTCGGAGGCGTAGAGGGCACGCACCTGCGCCATGGCGGCCTCGTGCGTATCGTGACAACCGACCTTCTTCCCGTCGGACTTTTTCACGACACAGTGCTGATCGCCCTCTCGGCGTACGGTCCACGGCATAACGTCACCTCCTAGTGAGGTCTACCTTAGCATACTACGGTGAAATCAGTGGTATATCGACGTTGTCGCCCCCGAACGCCACCCGTACACGGTCAAATGTGATCGGACCGGTGCGCTTCATAGCGACATCAAACAGTTCGTGTGGATGATCGGAGTACGCCAGGGTTACGTGAGGTACCCACGGTGTGTGATTCTGCGCGATCGTAAATCCGTCGGTGACCTCGGCGAAGATCGCATTATGAAGCATTTCGAGCTGCTCACCGCCGTTACCCACACCGAGAACTAGGGGGGCCGGCTCATCACCACCCGGATTAAATACGCTAACGGCGAACGCATTTGCCTCGATGGGTGTGGTAGCGTTTCGACGAACGACGTTAATGATCTCCTCACGCTGCTCGGGCGTAAAGTCAACGGCGTCACCGAGGTAGACCAGCGTCAGGTGCAGCTGCTCGAGCGGCTCAAATCCCTCTAGGGCTAGGCGTTGCGCGTCCGTGGCGGTCGGCACGAGCGCTATCATGGCGCCCGTCTGAACGTCGGCGGCCGCCACGACGGGCATCTTAATTCCGAACGGTCCGACACTCGCCAGGAACGCAAGGGCCTCATCCTCGGTCATGCCGGGGCCGAGCTCGTCCTCACCAACCAGTTCAAACTGAACCCCGTGTGGATCGGTTAACGGCGTAGTCACTACGGCACCACCCTCAATCTTACGTTAATCTTACCGCCATCACCGGGAGTAACGGACACGACTAGGTACTTAAGACCGGCGGCGAGCAGCATCTCCTTCTCATTTGGGTGACTGCTCCACTTTTCGATGTAGATCGCCGGGGTACCCACGGGAGCCTCAATCGTCAACTTAATAGGTTTACTAAACGCACTCCCCTGGTTAACCGAGGTGGACATGAAGCCCTTTTCACGAATGACCTTACCTTCGAGCTTCTTTACCGAGTCGAAGGGCGCCGAGTCGCTTAATCCCGGAAATGCGTCGCTGTACACACCGCGAAACAGCAGCACACTTTCGGTAAGAGGTCTCATAGCATCTTGAATGTGTACCGCACGCTGAGCTGCGTCCTCCGCCGAGTAGGTTGCTCCACCCCGAAGTACGCCGTTAATGTTGTCATATCCGCTACCGCTATAGTTTGTGACCGCGTTGGCCTGGGGACCACTTAGGTTGGGAAGAACCTTATTTTGAGCTTCCTTAGCCTCAATGGCTGTAATCTTCTTAAACCCGGTGACGTTGGTGTCCGGTACGCCGATATCCGCGGGATTCCTCAGCTTAGCTAGGATCGCCGCTACCTGCGGTGAGGGAACACTCTTTGCCGGATGATCGATAACACCCGGAAGAGTTGCCGGAACGGTAGAGAGAGCGCTGCTAGGCGCAATGATTTCCTGCGCGGTCTTCCGTCCGGCGGGAGTCTGAAGCCAGTCAATGATCTTCGTGCGCAGCGCGTTGGTATTGGGTGTCTTAGCGTAGAACGCACCCTGCTCGTCGATCAGTGTAACCAACTGCAGAAGGCTGAGCTGCGCATCCGGTGACGACTGTCCGTTGTGCCAGTCGAGCGTCTGCAGCAGACCCGTGAAGATGGTGACCGGTGAGGCGCCGAGACTCGTCTCCGGTTGGTTCTTTAGGTGCTTATATGCGGCGCTACGCTGCGCAATGGTAAGAGATGCGGGGAGCTGTGCGGCCTGCTGCTGAAACGTCTCAGCGGTCAACTTCGGCAGCTTAACCGCGGGTACGGCCTTCATAACCGGCGGCACGACGCTCGGTGCCGTCTTAGGTCCGGGTCCAGGTACCGGTGTGGGTACGGGACCGAAGGTGGTCGGTCCGCTCGCCGTACCGCCGAACTGCGGCTGACCCAGAGCCGTCATTCCCGGCGGAGGAAGTTGCCAACCGTCAAGCTTCGAGAAGTTATCATACGCCTGCTTCTTATTGAAGTTGACCTGCCCGTCACTTAGGGAGTTGACCCAGGTACCGGGAGAGACCTCCTGCTGCAAAACAAACTTCTTAATGTTCTCGTTCCAGACCAGTCGTCGGCTGCGACCGTCGGGCATCTTAGCGCCGGCCTTGACCGCGACCACTGCTCCGTGAGCGTATTTAGTCTTATAAATGACGGCTGTGTTGATGTGAATTGGTTTTCCGGCATTGATCGGCGCGGCGGAGGGCGGCCCGGCGGAAACGGGTGGCGGGTTCGGCGACGGCTTAGGTGCGGCAACGGTTGACGGAGTTACCGTAGGCGTACCCGGAGCCTTTGGTGTGCTGGGTACGACCGTTAGCACAACCACCTGTTCGGTGTGATTTCCGTACTTAGCCTTGTCATCGGCGCTCGCCGCGCGAACCTCATCAATGTGGAATGATGTACCGGCGCCGAGAATGAGTTCATTCTCGTGAGCATATCCGGGAGTGGCGTCGCTTACGTAGAGCGCCGGCGTACCCTCCGGTGCCCTAACAATGACCTTGATCGGTTTCTTGGCGTAGTCGAAGCTGATGTGCGTCGGCGGTACGATGCTGGTCGACACGAAGCCGGGGTCCTGAATGACCGTACCCTGTAGCTTCTTCAGCTTCGCCGTGTCGACGTGAATGTCATCAAAGCCAAACGCGTGCGCGCCTACACCGCGGTGCAGCTCGACGGCCTCGATCAACGGCGTCATCGCGTCCTGTAGGTCGACGCCGAACCGCGCGCCCTGCTCAAGTTGTGCGGCGCTGAACTTCTTAAGCTGCTTTTCATCGTTACGTAGAACCGCGTTGGTGGTCTGGTAGCCGACGCTCGTCGTGTACCACTCAACGGCCTTCTTATGCTTGGCGGTCCACTTCTTCTTACTACCCTCGAGCATCTGGGTCTGAAGCTGCGACATAATCTGCGGCGTAAGTGGTACGTACTTGACGTGTAAGGAGGACTTTGGCGTCCCAATGTCGCCGACAAACTTGGTACCCGCGGCGATCTCGGCGGCGTTTACGACGTGAGGTAGCTTCGGTATCGGGGCCGCGGGTGCGACCGGCGCCGGTGTCGACGGCGCCGAGGTCGAATCGACGTTAAGATCATTATTCCACTCATTTACCGTGCCGAGGAACAGACCGTCATTATATGCTATGTCATACTTTTCGGCGGCCTTCAGCACCGAGTCTCGGGTCTGCTCATCTAGGTCGGGCCATACCTCCTGAAGCTTCTTCGAGTTCGCGGTAAACCAGATGCCGAAGGCACCCGACGTCATCGTATGCGCCGACTTAGCGACGTCGAGAACGGGATCAAACGTACCTAAGTCGTCATCGTCATCGTCATCGTCATCATCGCCGAATTGACTTGTGTACGACGCAAGAGCATCGAAGTCGTCACTTTCGTGATCGTCCTTGGCATTGATGAGTTTTTCGAGGGCATCGATGCCGACATCATCACCCCAGGTGTTGTGTTCAGCATTAAATTTAGACTCGATCTCGGTCTGTTCACTGGGGGACAGCGCATCGAACTCGTCCTGTGTTAGCGACTCGATCCACTTCTTCTTTTCGGATGCGGGAAGAAGAATGACCTCGGCGACGGACAACTTCTTAGATGTTGCCGTCGATGTCGACTCCGTAGGACTACTGTCATCTAGGTCCAGGGTCCCAGGAGTGAACCAGCCGGTCTCCTTGGAGAACTTCTTATAGGCCTCACCCTTACCGTACAGGCCTACGTTAACCCACTTACCGTCATCCATGCGACCTTGAAGAACAAACTTCTTACTGCTTTCACTCCAAACGAGTCTCATCGGATAGTAGACGCTGTCGGCGATCGACACATTCTTTTCGGCGACCACGGTGCCGGCGGCATACTTCTGCTTATAGATGACGTTGGTGTTAATATGAAGAGGAGTGCCGACCTTCGTCGGTGTCTTCGTTTTCTTAGGTGTTGACTTCTTCGGCGACGGCGACGGCGACGGCGGCGTGGAGAGTATGGATTTAATCTTCTTAACGGACGCACTACCGATCTTCTCGGTAAACTTACCCTGCGCGTCACGAGGATGCTCGGACTCATTCCAGTCGGGATCACCGGCGGCCGTTACGATGTCATCATCGTCGAACAGGAACTCAAGCGAGCAGCGGCAGTTGACGACGTTGTCCAGTCGTCCCGCCGGGTCACCCGGAAACTGCAGGTAGTCGCGTCCGACGTAGAACGGCTCGTTGATGCCGACGACCTGGTTATCCGCGGCCTCATGCGCGGGTCGTGTACGTGCGTCCTCGGTGGCCAGCCAGACCTTACGACACTCCTCATCGGTGAATCCGGCCTGCTTCACCTGCGCGAGGGCACCCGCGTTCGCCGCGGAGATCACCTCGGTACGCGCGACCGTCAACGCCTTCGACATGCTGATGTTGCCCGCCTGGCGGATACGTGCGGCAAGCTGGTGCATGTCCTCACCGGCCGCGTAGCCGACGGCGAGTTCCTCACGAACGCTCGACCAGATCACGTCACCGATGTCGAGCAGTCGATCACGTGAGTTACGAAGATAGTTCTGCACGAACGAGTTGGTGATCTTTGGGACGACGGTCTCGGTGAGCTTCTCGAGTCCGGCGTACGTGACCTCGGCCGACTCCGTGAATGCCTGCGCGACGTACGGGTAGAGCTCGGCGTTGACCTGTGCCGTCCAGGAGGCGACTACACCCGCCAGGACGGAGCTCGTGACGGTTGGGGCGGCCGGCGGCGGTTCTCCCGCCAGCGTGGGTGTCGAGGCCGCGGTTAGCAGTCCACCGAGGTTCGCCGCCAGGCCGCGAACCGCGAGCCGTAGGCTTTTAGCCACCAGGGCCTCAAACACATCCTCATGGATCTTAAGTTCGTTGGGCGTCAGGCCGCGAAATCGGGTGATCATCGGCGACCTCCGGTCGGTGGGCGACCGGTCCCGGCAGCCGACCGCCCACTAGGCGACGGGCCAACGTTACCCCGTGAGCGGTCGACTGCCTGGTCTGGGGGCTGCGGTAGGGCGGCAGCCTGCGCCTCGGCGAGGGCCCCGGCGGCCTGCGCGGCCTGCGGCGGAGGTTCCTCATCGGGAAAGAGCTTGTAGTACGAGTCGGGAAGCGGTAGACCCTGCGTCGCCAGGTTCGTCAGGATCTGCCTACGCAGTTCTTCATCACTGGGTCGATCGGCGTCATCGAGACCGATCGCCTTGAGGTAGGCGTCATCGGAGATGCTGTTGCGTCCGCGCGCCTGCTCAGCGTTCTCGGAGTTGTCCGGCGCCGCAACGAGGTCGGATGGGTCATACCAGATGACGTACCGACCCCCGCCGTCCGGTGTGTGAATGCTTTCATTGGCGGCGCGCAGCATCGGCCACAGGAACACATCCGTTAGGCCGCCGGTTAGGATCTCCATGGTCGATCCGAAGTAGAAGCGCACGTTGTCCGCGGAGTCGGCCCAGGCGTTCCAGTGATTGAGCTGGCTCTTACCCTCCATGGCCTCCGGAGGCGCGGGAAGCTGCCGCGCGAGCCGCGCGACGGACGCGGCCCGGGCCTCGACGGTCTTCTCATCAACGCCCGTGGCAATGATCATATGCTGAAACTTCTCGACGAACATCGCGGGAACGCGCAGCGGCAGCGGCAGCGCGCTGGCCGGCGAACCGGGGTCCTTAATGCCGCGAGACGCGATGGCGATCAGCTCCGCGATGAACGGGTCGGGCGCGTCCTTGAACTGCGGGTTGACCGGAAACGTGACCTCCTCGGGAATGAAGAGGATGCCGTTGAACACCAGTCGCGACAGCAGCACGGCGACGATGTGACGGTTGTACAGGTCGATCTCACGTAGCGTCGTGATGGCGTGTCGCGACCAGCTGGACACGTTAAAGTCGTACTCGTCGTCCGGCCGGTAGATGCGACCGACGAGGCTGTTGGGTCCGAGCGGTCGCCAGCGGTCGGGTTCATCCATTAGTTCGAAGCCGGTGACGGGCTCGCCCCACTCCGTTCGTAAAACTTTTCCGTCGGGTCCCCTCAACGGGCGTGTGCCGCGTCGCACCTGCTTCGCCGACTTAACGTCGTAGCTTCGAACACCACCCTCACGGATGCGATCCTCGCCGATGAAGAACCCGACGCCGGGAATCGCGAGGTGACGACCCCACTTAAGTAGGTACTGCGTCTCGCCGTTGCGCGCGTTGTTGACCAGATCGGCCACCAGCGCTGCGGCCGGACCGTCGGTGATCGGCTCGGGTTCACGTAGTAGGTCGTCGCTTCGCTGAACGGCGGCGACCAGGTGCATGCGACTGATGCCCGCCGAAAACCAGTCCATCACGGATCCGTACTCGCCGACCGAGCGTGAGTACTCCCACAGCTCGTCCTGCCACGAACGGTACTGCGTCGCGAACGTCTCTCGCGTGGAACCCTGCAGCATACCCGCGGCGGCGACCAGCGCCTCACGCTGCTCCGGTGGTAGCGGTACGAGGGCGCGCGCCTCGGTGAGCGCTCCCCCGACTGGACGCCGACGTCGCGGTGGCAGATCCACGCGTCCTACTCCTTAAGTTTCTTACCAACGCACGCCTCGGCCGTCGAACTCCACCCGGCGGCGTATGACGCGATCAACACACCGAGCACCCAGATCATCGTCTCCGGCCAGCGCCAGGTCAGGTAGCCGAGCAGGCTCGCGACCCACACCGAGGAGCACCAGTCGCACTCCCAGAGGTAGGCTAGTGACGACATCACGATGTTGGTTCTTCGACCGCCGATCGACGTTCGACGCTCAGGTCCCACCGAGTCCTCGTAGATTCCCCAGCGCTGGACGAACAGCTCACGCGGCACGCCGATCAGTGGAATCTTATCCCGCGTAAGCAGTCGCGTCGCGCGCGGCGTCGCGAGGACGACGAGGGCGATCAGCACGAGCGTCTGGAGAGAGACCGGCACAGAGAGATACTACAACGGAGAGACGGAAAAGCCGCCCAGGTGGGATACCTGGGCGGCTCTCTCGAAAATCAGAGCGACCTACCGCGTTCGCAGCAACCTCGCGATGCACGCGTCGAGCTTCAGCGCGTCGACCTCGGTGGACGGTGGGACGATCGCCTCGGTGCCAACCAGAAAGCCGAACAGCTTCGCGCGACCGATGATCAGCATTGCGCTGAACTTGTCATCATTCACCGGCAGCTGAAACAGCACGGCCTGCGTGTTACTCCGCCGGATCCGCATCTTAGCGCCGCCGAGGAAGACATTCATACCGGGCTCGGCGACCCGCAGCCAGTCGCTCAGGAGGTCACCCGAGTCGAGACGACGCGGCAGCTCAAATGTGTGATGACCGTCGGCGTCATATACACGTAGCTTGAACGCTAGTGGCATGTCATCGGTGAAGCGCAGCGTAACCTTAACCTCACCGTGATCGTGGTAGCTCGGACAGGTAACGATACCGAGGGTCCGATTAACGATCCTCACTTTTCACTTCCTCACTTAGTGATCTAGTTCATCACATGGATCAACATAGCAGGATTCGCACATGACCAGTTCACCGCCAAGGTAGATCTCCGCGACGTACGCGCCGCAGACCTCGCAGCGCTCCAGTTCGTCGGCGTACTCGGCGTCCAGTTCGCGTGCCGTCATCGTCATGATGTAATCCTATCACAATAATGTGAATCGAGCAAACTAGCGCGTTGCGGCGACCGCCATGAACGCAAAGAAGACCGCGCCCGCGGCACAGAGGATCGCGTTGCCTCGTTGACCGCGCGCGTAGCAGATCAGCGAGATGCCGAACAGGCCAACGGCCAGTACATCTAGTAGTATCACGTGGGCCCTCTCAGGTGAAAATTAAGGTGATCCGCCGGTGTCGTCGCTCGACGTTTTCGGGTCGGGCCCGGCGGATCAACGCGTGGTCGTGGGATTCGAACCCACCCCCGGTACTCGCCAACGGGCTTTCCCCATGCACCATACACCTAACCACTCAACCGGTTCATGACGCCGGTTGCATCCTCGAGCTGATCAGGCCCGTGGAGTGGGCTCGGGAGGACTTGAACCTCCAACCCGCGGCTGAATCTCGGTGGCCACTTCGATCGCCGTCGCGCTCTGCCGGTTGAGCTACGAGCCCATGTGAGGCGGATCGTAGGGATCGATGCTGTGAGCTACGATCCGCCTCCGTGAGGTGCGCCGTCGGTGGTTAACCTCACGTGATTAAAACTACTAGGTAGTGAGTAATCTTGCAACCGCACTACTTGCGAATCTTGGGATACTTACACTCTAGGATCCCGCGTGTTCGCGTTGTGTTGATGTCCTCGATCTTGTTTCTTACGGTGATGACGCACTCCAGGATGCCGTCTCGCGACTGCTCGACGTCGACGTCCAGGTGCGCGCCGCGCGGTATGACGAAGGCGTTGCGGTACGGGTTCGGACCGACCAGTGTCGCCTCATCGACCTCCGCTCCCTCGACGAACACGAGGACCCGCGCCGGATTACGCGGTCGGTTCGGCGGGGTCGACGTTACCGTGACCGTTACGGTCTCGCTGATGTCGTCGTCCAGTGGAATTCGCGGTGGTCGCGGATCGTGCTCGCCCGCGACGAGCGACTGGTAGCCGACGAAGCCGATGATGCAGACGCCGACGACTCCTAAGACCTTGACTCGGGTTAGTACCGACATTAGCTAGGTTCACATCCCACGATGTTGATCAATATAACGATGAGTGCCAGACCGGCAAGACCGATCCACATCGCCCTCTTTTCACCCCTGTCCATCTTTCTCCCGTCTACTCGTGGTAGTCTTGCTGGATCATTCCATCAGAGAGTCCGTCTTGATACCGCTCAAAGCGCCTGATCTCGCTGGTAGTCATAGCCATGATGTCACCTTTCTGGTCTCATCAGCAAGCGCTTTACGCTCGGACGAGCTCGCCTCCCGGCGATCCCGTTTCGACCTGTCACATCTGCGACTGGAACCAGTCCTGCCGGTGCTTGAAGCAGCAGGTGCCCTCGTCCTCGGGCTCGTGAGAGTCCTCGACCTGCTCGGTGGTCTCGGTCGATTTAACCTCAACCGTCTCGTCGCCGTCCGGGTCGGTCCACGATTCGTGAATCGTCTCGGCGGCCGTGGCGATCTCAACCGGGCTGACCTCCGGAACGATCTCGTAGACCGGCCGGCTGATCACGACGCGGTGCTGACGACCGTCCGCCTTGAGGAGCTTAGCGGCGTCGATGATCGCGCTGGTGCGCCGGCGGGTCATCCAGTCGGTACCCGTCTTCGGGTGAGGAACGGTAACCCACTCCGGGTCGGCGATCGTGTTGACGTTCACCTGGACGACGTAGCGCTTGGACATGGTGTTCTCTCCCTTATCTTAGATGGTTCCACTGGGCCATCATCAGCGCGGATCTTGAATCCACGGACACCCGGCGATGGGCGGGTGTTTCGGCCTACTCACGGTTCTCATCATCAGAGATGCAGCAGAGGTAGCTGCTGCAGGAAACGTTCAGCTCGGGGTGCTCGAGAAACGGGTGGTGAAAGTGACCGCACTCACCGCAGTAGGGAGGCTCGACGAGCTCGAAGTTGGGCTCGTTGTTTCGATTACTCATCTCAATCTCTCTCATCTTAGTAGTTCTTAATCTTCAGGCTCTTGATGTTGTCCCGGTGTATGGAGATCTCACCGGCGGTGACGCGGATCGTGACACCATGCTCGGTTTCCCGGAGGAGGTCTCCGTTGAGCTTCCGACCGTCTTGGGTCTTGATAATTGCGAACTTCACTTCTCTTCTCCCTGTTTCGCTCTTCTGTTGTTTCCCCGTTGAGTTAATTCTATCACATTAATGTGAGCTATGTCACCATTATGCTGAGTATCTGCTGTCAGGTTGGTGACAAAATTAGGTGGACGGCGTATTCGCCCACATGATGCAGTCGAGTAGTGGATCACGAACCGCACGTGCGCTGGTGACGACGGCGTCCTTGGTCATCGAGTGTGAGGCAACCTGCCGCAGGTCCCGCGCGACGATGTAGTTGCGAACGGAGCGCTTGGTCGCGTACTCCTTGACTCGCCAGCCGCCGATGAAGATCTCGTACGTATCGCGTTGGGTACGCGTCCCACACAGCGTCCGGATCGTGTACTTTTCACCCACGGGGTCGACGAAGTAGCTGTCCGTCCTCCTGGTTTTCATCATAATACTATCGTATCACATTAATGTGAGTCGTGCAACTGAGTACTGTGAGTTCTCAGTCGACACGACCGGGAGGACCCGCGCCGCCGAGGTTCTGCCTCGGACGAGAGATCTGCTCATGGATTTCGGCGATCGTTGCGTCGGGTACGTACAGTTCCAGCGGCTCGTGTAGCAGGTCCTCCAGGGACGACTCCCGCACCAGTACCGGTAGTTGAATGTTAAACCTAGTAGCCACGTCTACCTCCCCAGCCGTTGTCGCTGCCACCCCCTCCGAAGCTGCCGCCCCAACCGCGACCCTGTGTCATGTCGCCGGCCCCGGCCGAGCTGAGGAAGCTCGGCGCGGACAGCATGGCGTTGGTCTTAGTCTCGGCGGTCCAGCTGGCCGGTACGAACGCAAGCAGCACGGACTCGGCGACGTCGGGCGACGCGCCGAGCCGCTCAATGATCTTTTCCTTCGGCTCGATCTTAACTCGACCCTTGGCGTTCATGATCTCGTACTGCGGCATCGTCAGCTCGTGGATCAGCTGGTCCTGCAGCGCCGCGGGTAGCTCGGATAGGTCCCACTTCTTAAGACGAGAGTGTTCACGACCGATATCCCACCACATCTCGGCACGTCGGTTGCTAAACCGCTCCTCGTTGCCGACGGTCGGTCCCATGCCGACGTTGATCGGAATGATCGTCGAGTCGTGACCGACCAGTTCGCCCGCGTCGGGCGTCGCGTGTCGTGACGAGGTCATGCGTAGCGCCCCGTAGATGCCCCAGCCGATGCCAATCGAGTCCACCTTCGTGTAGCGTACCCCCCACTCTCGCAGAAGCATGACGACGTTGCCGGTGGTCTGGACCGGATCCGGGTGAACGAACTGCTGCACGTGCAGGATCCGCGGACCCCGCCTAATCGTCACCACTGTTCGGTCGTTGCCGGCGCCGACATCGACACCCGCCTCGACCGGTACCTCATCATCAACGATCGTCTCGAGCCAGCGGCACTGGTTCGCCCAGTTATGAGGAACGACCTGCCACGGCGAGCCGACGGTTGGAAAGTTACCCTCACACTTGGACTGGAACAGTGCCGAACCCTCACCCCAGACCTTACGTCGGTCCTCGACCCAGCCCGGGCTGATCAGCATCTCGCGAAGTTTATCGGATACCGGTTCATCGGTGAAGTTCGGTGTGTGACGGTAGGAGATGTGAATGACGTGCCACCCGGAGCCCGGCTTACAGATGTCCTCAAACACGCCGGAGCCGTCCGGGTTACCGACCGCCACCATGCGCGCGTTCTCGTTGGACGCGAGCGATGAACCCTCGTTCCAGAGGTGAAGTGGGATCCCATAGGCCTCATCGAACAGCACCAGGAGGTAGCGCGCGTGAAGACCCTGAAACGCGGCCTCGACGTGATCCGGAGGCTTACGTCCGAGCGCCGCCAGAAACTTCCCCAGGTACCACTCCCGCTTGTTGGTGTGCCCCGCTAGGTTGAGGCGCTCGTGATGTTGGTTGATCTCGTTCCAGAGGACGGCGTCGACCTGCTTCGACGTCGGCGCGGTGCTGATCACCCGGGCCTCACCGGCGGGATGCGCATCGACCCACCAGCAGCACAGCAGACCCATCGTGTAGCTCTTACCGGCCGAGTGACAAGATCGGATGGCGACCTTGGGGTGATCTCTTACGGCCTGTAGGATCTCACGTTGCTTGGACCAGATCTCGACCTTGGCGCGCTCGACGGCCCAGCGCACCGGATCGCCGCGCCACAGCGAGCGGGCCGGCGCGGCGTACTCGGCGAACAGCTCGGCGCGGGTTTTAGACTGCATCATGCTGGTCGATACCTAGTAGGGAATTTCACATCAAGCCCTCGGCGGGGGTGACGTCCTGCGGCAGCAGCACCGGGACGTAGACGACGCGCTCCGTGTAGGGTTCGCCGTCCTGACCACCGATCACTGCACGCATAGCCCATCCAGAGTTGACACCGGTCATCACCCACGACCTACGACCACGAATCTCAATGGAGATCGTCTCACCCGGCAGGCCGAGCAGCTCGAGGACCTGATTAAACTCGGCGTTCGTGATAAACTTCTTCAACGTCACAGCCCCTAAGTCACGCAGTTTCTAAAATTACATCTCATGCTAACACCAAGAGAAGAATCGCAATGATGGCGAGGGGATACACGGCGAACGACCAGAAGGTGTACATCGGCGCGTGACCGCGGTGCTCGATCGCCTTGAGTCCGGCGACGATCGTTAGAAATATGAAGATCATTGCGTAGATGTCCATGATTCCATCCTAACACTACCTAGCGTTGATGTGTCCGAGACCGAGCGACGCGATGATGCTGTACAGCAGGAACACCAAAAGCGTCGCGTTGAGCAGGTAGGTGCCGATGACGTCCGAGCGGAGCGGACGTGAGCGATCCCGAGGTGGCGAACGCCAACTAAACATAAACACACGTTTCATGGTGTTAAATGTAGCAGGCGAGTTTAGGTATGTAAAACACGGAGACCTCCCCGTTACCCGCGAGGAGGTCTTCGTGATGAAGTGGTGGTGAGTTACGGCGAACTACTTGAAGGCGTTTTCAGCATACCAGGTCGGTTTAGGGTTAGGCAGGTGTGTCGTCGATCGGTCCCCAGGGAGACCGAAGCTCGACCATCTTCTTGATAACGACCGGATCATCGTTACCGTTGAGCCGGCGGTCGTCGGTCATGAGCCGTGCGTGGTCCATCGTACGCTTAAGCGATTCATCCTCGTAGAGCGGCGTCTCGATCAGCGGCGCGCGCAGCGACGAATTCAGCTCACCGGACGCGAACCGCGGCTCGAACACCTCCGGATCGTTAAAGATCCCGTAGATCGTACGCGTTGTGAACTCATTGACGTCGATGCCCTGAAATGTGTCGTGATCGGTCACCGAGAAACCTCCATTCTAGAGTGAATCCCCAACGCGCGCAGGACCTCGGCGAGCTCACGCTCACGTTCATTGGGCGGCAGCTCCAGCGCCGCCTCGGCCATCAGCAGTCGCGTAAGATGAATCTTCTCCGTCGACTGCGTCTCCAGCACGGAGAGCTCACGCTTCGGTGGACGTGCCGACGCCAGGGGATCCCACGCGGGTCGCGCGCCGCGGCGCATCGGCATCAGATCACCACCCCGTGGTAGACCCGCGCGTGACCGCAGGCCCACTCCAACGTCTCACGGTGCGACGGTGACGACGCGATCCGCACCTGACGCCGCTGCGTGAGGCAGTGGTTGCAGCGCGCGTACCAGCGTCGCGCCAGCTTAAAGATGTAAAGCTTATCCTCCGAGCCCGGACGACTTCGAAGACTCAACACGGGTTACCTCCTCACCGAGGTATGTGTATGCGATCATGTCACCGAGCCGCGGTAGTGTGTATCCTAGGTCGTTAAGCTCGGCCAGTTCACGAATCTCACCGGTGTCGCGATCGACGACGCTGGGCAGCTCTATGTCGAAGCCGTACCACTCCTGCACATCGGACAGGAGCTCCGTATCGGTCGACTCCTCGTGAGGTCGTCGCAGGTCCGGGTCGAGCTCAACGCACAGGGCGCAGCAACATACCGCAGCGGCCAACACAACGGCGGCGGGCCACTCGCCGGTAATCCCCCTCCAGACGACGTTCTCGAGGCCGTTCTCGATGGCCACCTGGGTGGCCAGTCCGAGGATGCAGTAGCACGGACCCGTGACCCCGGTGTCCGGGTCAACCTTGTTGCGACACAGGTAGCTGACGGTCTGCCTGTAGCGACCCGACCGGGTCGCCTCCACGAGGAGGCGAACCCGGTCCGGCTTAATGTTGGCCCGCGCCTCGGCGAGCCAGGCGTCAATCCTGGCGACGTTTGTCATCGTTGTCATCATTCTCGACGTCCTCAACCTCGCCGCGGTCGTGCTTGTTGATCTCATCGACCACCTTGCGCATGACCTCAGCCAGTTCGGCGACCTGAACGTCGTCATCCTGGATCGCGGTCAGGGCCACGCCGTCGTTCCACTTAAACGCGGCCTCCGGTGTTCCCCAGGCCATCACGACCTCGATATCGGTCACGTCCGCCAGGAAGTCGAGTAGCGCGTCGTAGCCAACCTCCGGGTCCACGCCTGCCTGAGAAACGCGCTTACCGGTGATGTACCAGCGGTCGGCGCCAACCTTCAGAACGACGTACGTGTACGGATGGGTCACCACGTCGCGCGTATGTGAGTGATATCCGATCTTCAGCTCCTTACGGAACCGAATCACGGTGCCGTTCGGCCACCGCGAGTCCTCCGGAAACCGCTCGTAGCGTGCAAGCTCCGCCTCGAGCTCGCGCATGCGAGCACGGATTACATCACGCCTAGATGTCGACATCTCGTGTTCTCTTCTCCTTATGTCGTGTGTAGATCAGCCGTATGCTAACCTATCATAATTATATCAGGTTCACGATCCGGTACCTCCCGACGCCGCGCGACCCCCGAACCCACCGCGCGACGCCGTGGAGATCTTAACTCCGACCGGGCGAACATACGAACCCTGCGCCGGGTTGATCGAACTTCCCACGCTCCCGACGGCGTGCGTCCGCAGCAGGTACCACCACAGAAATGCGTTACCGCTACTGCCCGAGACTCCCCCGTCGGGGCAGTTTTCATCATCCACACGGATCGGTGGATCACTCCGATCAACGCACACCTGGGTGTACTCGGCATCATCGATATCGGTGGCCTCGGCCGCCCTCACGACGCCGTAGCACGTCACTCCCGCTACGATCGTCGCGATGCTACCGAGGACCACCTTGGTGGAACGCTTCACCGGTTACCAGAGCCCAAGCGCCGGACCGACGACGAGCACGATCAGCAGCGCGGCTGTGATGCCGATGGCGGCCGCGATGAAGTTCTTCACTACGTTTTTCCTCTCCGTTACCTGTTGATGTCCACGTCGGGGACGTCGACCTTGGGATCCTCGAGCCAGTCGAGGGCCGTAAATCCGGGTCCACTGGCGAGCCAGTAGATGAACGTGATGATACCGATCAGACCAAGAAACTTAGCGAACCGTTTCATTCCCGCCTTCGACGCGATGATGGCACACACACCGAGAATGATGGCGATTAGTAGTGGCACCTAAAAACTCACCTATCCCTATCTTAATTTTTAATACCTAGTTAACGGACATCAGCCAGATCAACAGCAGCACGACCCCGGCGGTAAAGCCGAACACCATCCAGCCGGTCACCAGCCTCGGTGGCTTATCACCCAACTTCCTCTACCTCCTCATCCTCACTTAACTTCCCGTGACTAGCGCGCCGACCACGAGCAGCGCAATCAACACGGTTGGCGCCGTCCACCGCGCCCGCGCGTACGCCTCACGGACCACGCCGATCTTATCCGCGCGGTGGCAGATCCGCGGGCACGTCGCCGTGCACCGAGGCCTGATGCGTGAGCTCACCTCAACCTCCTCGTTGGGTGTAGTTGGTGACGTCGGGTACGAAGCCGCGCTCGCGGAACGCTCGAAGCGCCGCCTCGTAACCCTCCTCCCAACCGAGCACGTACGGCCTAAACGCACGCTTTTCTTCGCGTGTTAAGCGGTGCCAGTGCGCCAGGCGTACCGCCGGTGCGGTCGGTACGGTCCGGGTCAGTGGTGGGGTTGCCGGGGTCGCTACCCGCCGGCGACGCAGCCACGTCAGCACGATCCTACCCCGGCTTTTTGACTGTGGGCTTCTTGGTGTTCACGTTCACCGGGTTCTTGGTGTTCTTGTCGTGAACGTAGCCGCACTCCGCCTCACGATTACGGCGATCCTCCGCGTCGCAGTCCTCAAGCTCACCGGTGGGACACGCCGCCGCGACGGACAGCACCAGCGCCGCGATGAGTGACGCGATCGTTGTTTTCCTCATGTGTCCATCCTATCACATAAACGAGATCAATGCCAACCTGGTCGGCGGATTAGGCGGTGTATACTCCGTCGTTGAAGTCAACCGTGTCGAGCGCCGCTAAATTAAGTGAATCAGCGTCACAGAGATGGCAGTCGTCCCAGTATCCTAGGTGACGCATGTCACAATCATAGTCCGCCGAGTTATCGGCGGCTTGGTACTCGCGTAATTCCCGTCTGCGCTCACGTGAGATTTCACGTGAGCGGTATCTACGTCGCACCGCCGCGTTGTCACGATAACGCCACACGTGACTTCGTGAGTCCCAAGCGTTGCTAGCGAGCATGCGCTCCCGCACGACTCTACCTCCAACTACTACCTACCCATGATCGCGGTAATGATCGTAGCAAACGTCACCGCCGCGAGGAAGATTATAGCCGCCGCGAGGCAGCCCTCCGCGATGTTGTTAAGCGTCCTAATCCGACGCCGCCGGTACATCACCTCGGTGGCTTCCTGAACATCAACTTCAGCGCGACGATCAACGCCGCAAAGCCGAGCATCGACAGCAGGCAGACCGCACCCACCGATGGGTTAATGGTTCGTGGAATCTCCGACACCATGATGAGTTCACTCACTATTTCTCCCTCTTATCGTAGTCGAATGTACAGGATTATGACGGCGATCACCGCGCCGATCACGAGCCAGCGTATGATTCGAGCCCGGCAGCCGGACCTCCCGCCGCTACCCCCACCCCCGTTGCCTCCACCACCGCCGTTGCCGCGTGACGGACCGAACAGGCCGCCCGACTCGCGCGTTGACTTAAGATCACCCGCGGCACCTCTAAACTTACCGAGCAGGGTACGACCCCGGTAGGGTTGATTCACGAAACATCCTCACTTCTCTCACTTAACCTCACGCACGCTCACAGATGCGCTTCAGCGTCTGGATCGCGCGTCCGTAACGAACCTCCAGGTCGGCCCAGCTCAGACCGGCCTCGCGATCACGAACAATGCACGTAGCCTCACGTTCATCCACACGACGTGGTGGCGTCTTACTACCGTGATAGTCGGACCACCTTTCGCTGCTTCGCGCCGCAAACAGCTCCGAGTCGGTGCGATACACCAGGTTACGTCGGGTATTGGACAGCTCGTGCTCCAACGACTGACGTGTTTGAGCGCCTCGTGCCACCGGTTTCTGCGTAATACGCTTATCGCGTGTCTTAGAGTTCAACCTCGGTTGCGCCCTCATAGATTAGATCCTACCACATAAATGTGATCAATCAAACCAATTCACAAGAACAACATCATCCGGTTCGAACACCTCACGCACGATCTCCACCGCGAGCGAGTCCTCGTGCGCGACGTAGCGGTGCGCCACACGTGGCGACACGGTGATCATTTCACCCGCGCATATGTTCATGTACCATCCCACACGCGTGTCTACGTCGACGAAGTGCGCGAACAAATTCCCCGCGACGATGTACAACGTCTCGGTGCGCCGTTCGTGGTAATGATCTCCTCGCGGTACACCGTGCCGAAACTCAACCACCGAGATCAGACCGGCGAACTCGTCCAGTAGCAGCTTCGTCACCGAACCGACGATCTCACTGTCCACGCGCGCGAGTGGTTTAACACGCCTCACCAGGTCACGAATGCTGCCTTCACTCACCGGTCAGCTCCTCCTCATCTGCCTCACTTAACACCTCACCCGCCAGTTCACGACGCTCCAGCCGCAGCAGGTTCCTACTCATTATAACAAGCGCGCGCTGCCGCTGCTCCTCATCAAGTCCCAGTTCATCCAGCGTCAGGTTGGTCGCTCGCAGCATGAGCTGCGCCTCCAGCTCCAGCTGCCTCACCATGCGTTCGGCCACGCCGGCGTCAATGGCCATCTTCGAGACCTTGGCCAGTCGATCCGTCCAGTACTCGGCCTGCTTAACCCAGTGGTGCATGTTCGTGCCCTGCTGGTCCTGGACACGTCCCGCCTCACTGATCGCGTTGTCCTTCGGCGGCTCCAGCTGCCGGTCGACCTCGGCCGTGGCTAGCTTAGCCTCGATGTACGCCACACGCCCCGCCGCGATCCTCACCGCCGTTAGCAGACCCTCCCACGGCGTCACGTCTAGCGCCAGCGCAAACGCGTGAGCCACGATCCACGCTCCCTCCCGCCGCCCCTCCGGCGTGTCTCCTCCGTGACTACTACAGCGACCTACCCCCGGGTGCTCCGTTCCGGCTCCCGCCGGACGATCACAGAGCTCGCCCTCCCGCCTCCCCCGAGTTATCCTAGCAAAGCAGAGCGTGACGTCCGGGTTGCGCCTCAATCGACCTCCCGACGGTCCGATCCCGTCACCCGGCCACGCCAGCGTCTCCACGTCCGCGATCGTCCCCTCGCCGAGCGTGTGAAACCTCCGGTGGGCGTACTCAAACGCCTCCTCCACCTCACGTCGCTGCTCATCCGACAGCTCCGATCCGACCTCCACCGATTCACCTCCGACCCTACCTCATACCGAACTCTCACCTAACCTCCTACCGCATCCGGTCACCCAAAACCGCCTCACTTCCGGGCTGAAACAGGTGAAACAGGTGTAGCCGGTTTTCGCGTTCGTTCGGCCGCTCTAGAACGGAGATCCAATATGATATCACAATCACGGTACAGATCCGGACATTACCGGCCAGCGACCGCGTGAAGTTTTAGATGAGTGTAGTTGCAACCCGTTCGGCCTTGCGTTGCAATAATTCAAAATAACCTGTTTCCTGTTTCAACTAATATTAAGATATAGCTACTACTACTACCGTTTCTCGACTTCAAACCGTATGATCACACTTAAGTCATCAAAATCCAAACCTGTTTCACAACCTGTTTCAAAACCTGTTTCAACCGGAAACTGTTTCAATCTCACGGTCAACCTGTTACGGAACCTGTTATCACCCACTCACACCCAGATCGCGCCCAGACCTCGCACAAACTCACACCCCAACCTCCCCCCGACATCACAGCTCGCCGTCCGGTCCGACGCCCGAACCCGCCAGCCTGACGCCCAACCAGACCCGCGTCATCCGACCGCCGATGCGGCGGTTGTCGCTGGTAAGCCCCCGGGCGCGCAGCTCCCGGCCGAGCTTGGTCGTGGTCTCCTTCGACTCGTCGTGGCCGTTGAGCTGGCACCACTGGCGCAGCGACCCGAACAGCTGCGCCGCGGTCGTGCACACGTCCGGTACCCCGATGTCCACACGCTCCCGCAGCCAGGCGCCGATCACGTCCTCCTCGTCCCGGTACTCGCGCGTCGCCCGCCGGACGACCTCCGGCTCGCCGAGCCCGCCGAGCTGGTCCCGGTCCGCCAGGCCGCCCAGCGCCCAGTTCAGGATCCCGGACGCCTCCGACAGCAGCACCTCATCGTAGTCGACGATCTTACGGTCCGCCCCGAACTTCGCGTCGAACGGCACGAGCTGCAGCCTGCGCCAGATCCCGTCGTCGGCGCCCCGGACCTCCGGCTTGTGGTTGCCCGCGATCCAGACCTTGAACCGTGGCGTGTACGTGAAGAAGTTCTCGCGCATGAACCGGGCCTTGATCTCCCGACCGGTCAGCAGCTTGATCCGCGACTCGGCGAGCTTCTTCTCGCGGTCGGTCTCGTCCACGACGACCAGCCGCGCGCCGCGCAGGTCCGCCAGCTGCGTCGGGTGACCCCCCGAGCCGGTGATCAGGCTCTCATCCGCCCGGTTCGCGTAGTCGCCCATGATCTTTGCGATGACGTCCACGAACGTGCTCTTACCGTTGGACCCCGACCCCTGGAGGAAGAACACCTTGTGCTCACCGGTCGATCCCGTTAGGGTGTACCCGACGGCGCGCCGCAGCCAGGCCGCCAGCGCCGGGTCGCCTCCCGTGACCAGCTCGACGTGCTCCAGCCACAGCGGACACGTCGCGGCGGCGTTGAACTCGACGTCCGCCCGGCGTGTGTTTAGGTCCGTCGGCTCCGAGGCGCGCAGTGTCCCGGACCGCAGGTCCAGGGTTCCGTTGCGCACGACCAGCAGCGCCGGGTCCGAGTCCAGCTGGTCCGGTGTGATCGCGATCCCGGGCTCGACGCCCGCGGCCTCGAGCATCGCGCGGCGCCGACCGATCGACTCGGACAGCCGGGCCCAGTTCTCCAGCTGCTCCCGGTCCGGTCCGCGCTCCCGGGCGGCCTCGACGTGCAGGTCCCGCACGATCTCGGTGGTGATGTACAGCGTCCTATTTAATACGTCCGGCGCCCAGCGCGCGCCGTCCCAGATGTACCACCTGCCCTCACCGGTGCAGTGCCGCACCAGGTCCCGCATGCGCTGCGCGAACCGGGCGCCGTTCCCGGTGTCCGACCGGTGAAACGTCAGGTCCGGGCGCTCCAGGAGCTCGGCCGCGCTGGCCAGCCCGCCCGCGGCTCCTCCCGCGGCGCCGCCGGCGGCCTCCAGCTCCTCCGTCGACCCGTCCGGCACCGGATCCGCTGGCCAACCCGCGCCGGCGACGTCGTCATCCGCGTCGCCGCCTACGCCGCCTACGCCACCCCCGACGACACCGCTTCCACCCGGAGGTCGCCACGCCGGTATGTCCGAGACGTCCTCCGGTTCGACCTCGTCCCAGACCCGGCGCAGTTTATACAGGCAGGCGTCCCAGGTGAACACGTTACCCGGCGGCTGCTCCATCCGCAGCCACTCGCGGCGCAGCGCCTCGGTGGCCTTCGGCCGGGTCGTTCCCGCGCGCCGCAGCCGGAAGCACAGGTCGTTGACGAAGTAGTCGCGGTGACCGGCGGGGCAGCCCGATCCGGCGATGATCTGGTGAAAGTTGTAGTCGTCCGGGATCGCGTTCGTGGCCGAGTCCGCGGCGCGCCGGGCGATGAACCGGCCACCCTTCGCGGTTAGCAGCCAACCGAGCAGCTCGGCGTCCGGTGCGGCCTCTCCCGCCGCGTCGTCCGCGTCATCCGGGCCGTGAATTCCCCCGAGCCACTCGTAGAAGCCGCCGCTCGTGTGAGCCGACGGCGGCGCCAGTACGTACCCGCCGTCCGCCTTCAGGTCGACGTTCGGCAGCACGCGCGGCCTCGATTTAACGCGTAGGTTCGGATCGACCCGCAGCCAGACGTGCACGCCGCCGGAGCCGGAGCGGCTGCGCGGCGCACCCGGCGGCAGCGACGTGCCCCCGGTCCACGACTCCCAGTCGTCTAGGACCTCCAGACCGGTCGGTAGGTCCGGCCGGTTCGATCGCGCCTCCGCATCGATGACGACCAAGCCACGACCGAGCGTTACCCCGAGGTTGAACGGCACCCAGGCGGGGGCGCGCTCGCCGTCCGCCGGGATGTTGAACCACTGTCTTACCGTGTTGAGGTCGTCGTCCGCGTCGTTGTGTCCGTGCGGTACGAGTCGACCGACCGGGTGCTTGCCCGGGTTGTCGCACGTCGGACCGAGCGGGCAGACGCACCGAAGCTCCGGTGTCGGCTCTCCCGCGACCTGGATTATCACGCGTCGCAGTCCCCAGATCGGGAACACACGTCTTCCGCCGGCGGCCAGCGCCAGCGCCGCGGCTAAAACCTCACCTCCCAGTTCGACCGAGTCCCGACCAGCTTGTGGTAAATTGAACAAGGGTAAACCTCCTCGGGGGTGACCTGGTCGTTCTACCGGGACGGCGTCCGCGTCCCCGGACCCGCGTGAGGGATCTCGGCAAGATCCTTCACCGTCACGGTCTCGCGCCGTGGCGGCGTCCACGCGATGTCCGGGGGCGCTCGGGAAGACGAAGCTCCCAGCCAGTTGATTTTAATCAACTCTACCGAGGTGATCCCAACACAGAGGAGCCGGTTTAAATGACGAGTGAGGAAGCGAACATGACCATTCAATCCGGGGTCGTCGACATCGGGGCGTACGAGGCGGGCCGCGCGGAACGCGGCGGGATCCGCTCCGCTCGACCCGCGCCGGTGTACGCGCGGCGTGAGATCATCGGGCGCGACGGTGAGGTGCACCAGTTCACCGGAGCGCTGCTCGGTCACGGCACAAGTCACCGCGATCATCACAATCACTACCCACGAAGGTTCGCCCAGCGGGGCGAGAAGTGCTCCGCTTGTCGCTGGTTCGAGGTCGCGATCTACCGCCGAACCACCGCGCATGATGATCCCACCGGGGTCACCCTCGGCCACGACTACGTTATTCACACCGTTGGTTGGTCCGTGATACCAGGTGAGCAGCGGTTGTCCCGCGTACAGTTCACAAGCAGCGCGTTCGAGATCATCGAGATGCTGACGGTGCGGCATCAGGACAAGGAACCGTTCATCGCGGTCCAGTCGGCCCGCGCGCTCGCCCAGGCCGCGGGAGTCGACCAGGCGGTACGCGACGCGTACATCAACCGGGCGGTGGTTTAGCCGTGAGGCGCATCATCTTTCTCTTGATCGTCGCCGCTCCGTGCGTCGCCGTTCCGGTTCTCAATAGGAACGGGATCTCGACCGGCGACGTGGCGATTGTCGTCGTAGGTATGTTTCTCTGCGGCGTCGTCTACTTCGACCTAACGAGAAAGCGGGGTCAATGATGGACGTAACCGACGTCGTGGACGCGATTCTTACCGCTGGACTGTGGATCGGCGTCGGGGTCGGCACGCTGATCGCGATCGTGATCGCGCTGCTACCCCTCTGGTTGCTTATGGGTCGTCGTGATGACGGCTACCGGGTGATCGGGGAGGCCGAGCCGCCGGCGCCCCGCGTGTCACCGTTCGCGGTAAAGCGTGAGAAGTGAACCACCGGCCCGCCGGGCGACCGGGCACGCCGCGACGCACACCGGCGTCGCGGCCTACTCCCGGTGGCTCGGCGGCCGGATCTGCGACCTACCTCCGTGGTGCTTCAACCGAATCGATGAGGCCAACCTCTGGGCGGAGCTCCGGGTACTTGATCGGGAACTTCGCCGAATTATCTGGCGTCGACGGTTGGCACGCACCTAGTCCGTGTGGTAGGGTCTAAATTAATGAATGAGTCGCCGGTCGGAAGCTGCCGTCAACGGGGCGCCAGGGTCGGCGAACACTAAACCTAGGTACTCGAGTTGTGTTCCAACCGGCTCGATCACATAGGTAGTGGTCCCGAGCCGTGTACGGATTCCTCACGGCTCGGTACCTCACAGAGCGGAGTAGGGGAGCTCGGTCGTCCTCGTAGGCCTCATAAGCCTGAGATCGCGGGTTCGAATCCCGCCTCCGCTTCGCACAGGGACCTCCAGTCCGGTGAGAGTGATGAGGTCGCAATACCGCTCCACTGCTCAACGCCCCCTAGGAGCGGGACGGGTCGGGGGCCTAGGCCGGACACAACCTCACAACTAAAGACTTAGGCCTACGTAGCCAAGTTCGACGACCTACCCCCGTGGGTCTTGAACTTCATGGTGGCCACAGCCCTGACGTAGCTACGGCAATATGGGTGCGAAGTGGATCGGCGTGCGCCGACGCAAGGATATGGCGATCCGCGGGTAAGAACTCCATCGGCGCTCCTACAACTTAATCCGAGTCGCGGCGACGTTAACCTCTAATTACGTCTCATGGTACTGTCCGGAGGAAGGACGGCCACGACCGGTGCGCCTATCTCCGGTAGCCGTACCTGCGTCGTCGCGGCCAACGTCAGCGTGGTGTAGTGTGGAACACAAGCTGCGGTCAGCACTTACGTTCGGGTCCTAGGCCAAGATAACGTAAGCGGAAGCGCGCGGCGGCACACCGGCGGCTAAGCCGGAGGACGCCAGGTTCGAGTCCTGGGCTGGCGACGGGTCTACTTTGGTGCCTTGCGACCTCAAAAAACGAAGGCACACGTCGATCCCGCTACGTAGACGGGATGCTCACTTCCGTGGAGCGCTTCTCGAGGGCATGAAGACGGGACGTTTCCGGGTTGTCGTAAACTCGGTGAGGGCGGTCGACAACGTCGACCACGTCGGCCGCCCAATAATACATCAATGAGATGAAGTGAAGTGAGAGGAAGTGAGATCGTGGACTTCAGACCTGCGGATCTGGACATGTGGCTGATCGGCCTCGAGCACGCGATGCGTCAAGCCGATGCGGCCGACCAGCGAGTCAAGGTCGCCAACGAGCGGATCAAGCGCTTCGCCGCGCGTAACGTAGACGCGCGTGTTCGGCAGTCCCGCGCCGTGGACCGAGCCACCCAGGATGAGGCGTACCAACGGTGGACGGTCGCCAACGGCGTGCGCGCCGGTGACCAGGCGTTTCGAGACGCGATGGACGACTGGCGCTACTGGACCAGTGAGGCTATGAGGTACGCCGCGGCGATCCAGGCGACCGCCGCAGCTCGTTCACTCAAGGTTAAGTTCAGCTAAGATCTAATATTTGCATCCTACATAGACCTAGGATATGATTCACGCAGAGACATGATTAAGTAAACTAGGACAGTCGGTCGACCCGAAGGGAAGCTAAGTGAACGAGAAGAGAAGTGAGATCGACGGCGTCATGGTGGAGACGCGGATTCCGGCGAAGTTGCTCGTACCGTCACGATCCGAACCTCATCCACATACCACCATTGATGAGGTCCTCCTGGTCAACGGTGAGGTACTCTTTGAGTGTGTTCACCCGAACCGTGGCGACTGCACGTTTACGGCGACCAGCGCCGTGTCGGTGCGCGCTCACCAGAAGGCTCACGGGCCTATGGCGGAGGCTAGGCGCCTGCAGCGCGAGTTGGCCGCTGCCGAGGCCGAGCGCGCCCAGGCGACCGCGGAGTTGGAGGAGCGCATTAAGCGTCGCAGTAACGGAAGTCGTAAGGGTGCCGAAACGCGTCGTCGTAAGCGTGGTGACGTTGATCAGAACAACGATGAAGGTAAGATCAATGGTACCGGTGGTGACAACGGAGTTGTGCGGCAGATCCAACTGACTCTGTCCGCGCTCACGGTGGACGTGGCCCACACCTCCACGGTTCTTGAGCGCATCATTGAGCAACTTCGTGCGGTACACGCGCAGCTCGACGGTGTCTCGATCGCCGATAACGACCTACGCGACAAGGCCGCCGCCTGGGACCAGTTGCGGGGCCTGATGTCGCGGAACGATAGGTAACCGTTGTAGGATAGACACGTGGCCGCTGACGGTCAATCCGTCGGCGGCCTCATCTATATTCTAAATGTTAAGTGAAGTTATCGAGTCAATAAAAGGGACGAAAAATGCCACCACCAATGACGAGTACATTGGATCGTGTCGATACATCAAGCATCGGACTTGACATCCTCGATCCGCGTACGCTAAGTCTCGCCGAGTACTCGGATGTCATCGACGTCGCCGTTTCGGCCGACGAATCCGATGTCGAGGTCTCACAGCCTCGGCGCTCCCTGCGTAGTCGGATCACGGCGTGGGTTCGAACCGCGACGACCGTGATTACGCGGATCGCGGTCAACGTAACCAACCGCGTGATAACGACCGTAATCCCACGCGCCTACCGCTACCGCGCGCGTCACCGCCCGATCCAGACCGCGCTTGGTCGTGATCGATCGACCTCCGAGTACGTGTCGCATTACCGGCGGTGTTCCCGGGAACCGCGAACATCGGAGGGTGAGTTAGCCCTTCGACTTAGTGACACGTTTGTAGACCAGGTGCAGCTATGCGTCCAGGCGATTCGCGCGTACCACAACACGCTACATCCCAACGAGCAGGTAACCTGGGGGAAGTAATGCTGATCATTGTGGAGGGACCGGACGGCGCCGGTAAGTCGACACTGGTCGACGCACTACGTGAACGGTTGCTCAGGTCAGGCAGTAACCAGGTGGATGTACTTCACGCCGGACCACCGAAGGCTCATCCACTGGACGAGTATCTACGGCCCCTAAGCAACTACCGACCCGCGGACGCCGACAGACACATCATCATTGATCGATGGTACTGGGGTGAACTCGTTTATCCAACGGTACGTGGTCGGCAGACGGACCTAACACCCGAGGTTCGCTGGTCGATCGAGGCGTATCTTCAGCGACTCGGCGCCGTCGTGGTGTTGCAGTGTCAGGGCCGTGTCGACTACGCACGTGTGTTCGAGCAGCCCGACCGCATCGGTGATCGGTGGCAGCTCGATGAACTGGACGTCGTCGAGAAGCTGTTCGATGACGCGTACTCCACCACGCCACTTAAGTGCGTGACAAATTGGAACGACCCGAACGCCACGGCGTCCGATGCCGTGATACGTAACATCCTATACACCGCCGCACTCGAGCAGTCGAAGGTAACTCATCTCAACCAGTTTGTGACATACCTGGGACCTCCTACACCCACGTTTCTCCTGGTCGGTGACGTGCGCCACAACTTCAAGCCGAACACGCCGTATCCCAACCCCCGTGACCCGGCGTTTCTTCCGTTTCGCGCGACCTCCGGTGCGTACCTACTCGACGCGCTTCTACGTACCCCATTCGATCCGCATACGTTTGGTGTGATCAACGGCTGCGACGTTGACCATGTTGAGGACGCCTGGGCCGAGCTCGATAAGCCGCGTCTGGTGGCGCTGGGACGCAACGCCGAGGCTAGGTTGGGTCAGCTTGGTCTACCTCACGGGGCGGTGCCGCATCCACAGTTCATTCGTCGATTTCATCACCGTGATATTGAGGCCTACGCGCGGGCGTTGGTGCGAGCGCTGGTAGATCAGGAAAGGATCACGTGGCCCACATCATTCGAGGTTCGACCGGACGAGAACTCTATCCCGACATCATCGACTACGTAGTACGACACGGTGTACCGAGAACGTCCCGTGCCGGCGTGGCGATCGACCTGTCTAACGTGATGATTGAGCTAAACTCCCCGCTGGACGCGCTACCGCTCGGCTGCGGACGTAACCTAAATTCCGGCATCGCCGTCGCCGAGGCGCTGCAGCTGATCGGTGGGTTCTCCGATCCGGCGCGTATGTGTGAGTTGTTTCCGAGCTTTCGCCGGTTCATGGATGACGGCCGGTTCTGGGGTGCGTACGGCACACGTGTCGGCATCCAGTTGCAACACGCCGTACGTAAGCTGAAGACCTCCCCGGACACCCGTCAGGCCGTTGTAACGTTGTGGAGCCCCACATTTGACAACGTCGACGGCAAGCACGACTATCCGTGCACGATCGCGCTCGGGTTTCGGATCATCGGCGACGAACTCAACATGAACGTGTTGATGCGCTCGAACGACGTGTGGCTCGGTCTACCCTATGACATGTTCCAGTTCACGCAACTGCAGTTAACCATGTGCAACGCCCTGGACATCGGACCCGGTAGGTACAATCACCACGCGTGGTCACTTCACCTTTACCACCACAACCGGGACGCCGCGTACGCGATGAATCGGGGCGCGGCACCGAAGTCCGCCGGTGTTGAGGCCGTCCCGGTAACGGGTATCGGTCTACCTAACATGAGCATGCTGGAGATCGGTCGTCGCGCCCGTCGAATCTGGAACGGCAACCTTCTAGGTAACCTAGGAGGTCCCGGTGACGATACGCCGACGGCCACCGAGTTTTGGTATCGGCGAATGTTGATCGGTGAGGTAGAGAGTGAGACGAGTGGTGACACTAAGAACTAACCTAGGTGAGCAAAACGCCGACCGACCCAGCTGGAGCGACACACGGGTCGCGATGGCGCGGGAGCTAGCTAAGCGCAGCCTCTGCACCCGCGACCAGGTCGGCGCACTGATCATCGACTCGGACGGTAAGGTCATTGGTGAGGGCTATAACGGTCCTCCTCGTAATTACTGGCACGCCAACCAGGTCTGCACCGCCTGGTGTCAACGATCCCAGGTAGGTGTAGATGATGCGGTGTTTCCAGAGACGATCTCACGTGATTACTCGGACTGCCCGTCTCTTCACGCCGAGGCCAACGCTCTTATGATGTCGGATCGAACTCTGCGTATCGGGGGTACGATCTACATTACCAGTCACGTGTGCATGAACTGTGCTAAGTTGATCGCGAACTCGGGTCTTAAGTACGTCATCGTCGAGACCACGGAGGAACACGCGCACCGGCGAAGTGATGACGCCTATGCCTTCATCGCACGCTGTAGTATTCACGTCAGTGTCAACGGCCGGAGGGTAGGTGCCACTTGGGCGCACTAGATGATGTTAAGCTGCACTACGTCGAGTCGATGGATGACGTGGTTGGGTTGATCGAGTGGGCCCGTAGGCGCCAACACGAACCTCTCGGCGTCGACACGGAGACGACCGGGTTTAAGTGGCACGGTTCCGACTACGTACGTATGGTCCAGATCGGCGACCGGGTGGACGGGTGGGCCCTGCGCTGGGACCGCTGGTCGGGGCTGTTCGAGACGATCATGAAGCACCACGATGGCGTGATCGATATGATGAACGCCAAGTTCGACGTGCCGTTTCTTCGTAATGAGGGCATTCAACTAGACCGGTCACGAATTCGCGACGTCGGGGTCATGGCTCACGTCAATGAACCTCACATGTCGCGTGCCCTGAAGAACCAGGCGAAGCGTCACGTCGATCCCAACGCGAACGCGCTCCAGTGGCAACTTGATGAGGCGATTGGCGCGTTCGGTGGCTGGACCTGGGCGACCGTACCACACGACTTCGCGCCGTACTGGACCTATGCGGCGCTGGACCCGGTACTCACTCGACACGTCTGCGATCATCATCTACCGATCATCAACGAGCACGAAAGTAGCGAGGCCTATGAGCTCGAGAACGCCTTTCAGTGGGTGGCGCTCGGCATGGAGACCCTCGGTACGCCGGTCGACGTCGACTACGCGCGGGAGCACTATGATAAGTTCACTGCATACTGCGATCAGGTCGAGAAGTGGTGTTGGTCCGAGTATAGGGTTAAGCCGGGAAGCAACGCGGCGATCATCAAGGTGCTTCAGAACGACGGCTTTAAGTTTGATAAGAGGACGAGTGGTGGTTCACTCGCGCTCGACAAGGACGTTCTATCTACGATTGATCATCCTTTGGCGCGGTCGGTACTGCAGAGACGCCAGCTTCAGAAGATCGCCAATACGTATCTTAGGTTCTACATCGATCACGTTGACTCGAACGGACGGATTCACCCGTCGATCAACACGCTCGGTACGCGTACCAGTCGTATGTCGATGAACGACCCGAACTTCCAGAACCTTCCCGTACGCGGCAGCAACCCCGCGGTCAAGGTCGTAAGAACGTGCGTTCGTGCTCGTCCCGGATATACGCTCGTGTTCGCCGACTTCGACCAGGTGGAGATGCGCGGTCTGGCGATTATGTCCGCTGATCCCGGACTGATTCGCGCGTTCCACTCACCGGATGACTTCTTCGTCAATCTGGCGCGTACGGTCTTCCAGGACCCAACAATCACTAAGAGCGACCAGCGGCGCCAGACCATTAAGAACACCGGCTACGCAAAGATCTACGGCGCCGGCGTCGCTAAGTTGGCTCTTACCGCGGGCATTCCGATGGATCAGGCGGCGTACGCGAACTCGGCGTGGGACCAATCATATCCCCGGGTTCGAACATTTCTCGATGAAACCTTTCACGAGGCTATGATCGCCCGATCCCGGGATAACACACTTGCGTATACCGTGTGTCCGCTGACCGGTCGTCGTCACTACGCGGACCCAGGTAAGGAGTACACGCTCGTTAACTATAAGATCCAGGGGTGGGCCGCCGCGTTGTTCAAGCGCACACTACTGCAGGCGGACGCCGCGGGACTCGGCGCGTATATGATTCTTCCGGTGCACGATGAGATCATTCTCGAGGTACCGGATGAGGACGTGCGTGACGTGATCCAGACGCTACGCGAAGTAATGAACGACAACGTTTCGTTCCCCGTACCGATCTCGGCCGGCATCGCGACCGGTAAGACGTGGGGCGACAAGAGGGAGTGGGAAGAGTGAGCAGGAAGAAGATAAACATGGGTACCGTTGTAGCCATCGCGCTCTCCGTCGGCACGTTGATGTTTTACATGTGCGTCGTGACCCAGTTCACGGGAGAGGCACCGTGATACTGGTTGGCGTCGACCCCGGAAAGATCACCGGTATCTCGATCTGGCGATCACCGCCTAGTGAGACGACGCTGGCGACGGCGGAGGTTAAGGCTACGGACACGGTTCCGACGCTTCGTCGTATGCTTAAGGGGGATCGACCTAACCTGGTCGGTGTGGAAAGGTATAAGCAGAACGGACGTAAGACTCATCAACCCGAGGCCTACTACGTAACCGGTGCCGTTAGGTCATTTTGTGATGATAACGTCGTACGTTGTGTGTACCAGTCGCCGAGCTCGGCGCAGCGCATCGGTACGCCACGGCGTCTTAGGGAGCTGGGATTCTACATACAAACGAAGGACGGTCACGCCAACGCCGCCACCGGACACGTACTTCTTCTTATGGCACAGTATCATCCCGAAACGTACGCGGATTTGATAGGATTATAGCTCTCAGGTAGCGAGAAGGGAGTAGTGAGACGGTGCCACACGCCGAGATCGTTGATCGATGCATCTTCATCCAGACCACCTGGAATGAACGAGATCTGGTTAAGTTGATACCCGGTGTACGCTGGAACAACGCGGAGAAGACGTGGACCGCCCCGTTAACGTGGGTAGCGTGCATCCAACTTCGTGGTGTGTTCGGTAACACACTTACGATCGGTGAGCACCTAACCGCGTGGGCATTCACCGAACGTACACGTCGCATCGATCACGCAATGAGCTTACGAACACAGACCGAGCCGGTACCCGCGGTGTCCGGCGACAAGCTTCGTCCGTTCCAGCGTGTCGGGGTTAACTTCATGGGCATCGCCGAGTCCGCGCTACTCGGCGACGACATGGGTTGCGGTAAGACCGTCCAGATGCTGGAGCTGCTTCGAACGATTGATGATTCCCTGCCCGCCCTGGTCATCTGCCCCAACTCCGTTAAGTTTACGTGGGCACGTGAGGCCGGTCGGTGGCTTCCCCGCGCCGAGCCCTACATCATCGGTGGTGGCGCCGTTACGAGACGAAAGACGCTGCTGGAGGCCGGTGCCGACCCCAACGCACTCGTGATCATTAACTTCGAGGGTCTACGTGGTCACTCACGTCTCTCCGGCTTCGGTTCCGAGCGCCTCAAGCGTTGCCCAGATTGTGATCCACAACCTGATGTTCAGGACTCGCGAAAATGCGAGGTACATCCCAAGGAGCTCAATAAGATCTTATTTAAGAGCGTCATCGCCGATGAGGCGCATCGGATCAAGGATCCACACGCGAAGCAGACCCGAGCCGCCTGGGCGGTCGGTCACCAGACCGGTGTTCGGCGCCGCTACGCGCTGACCGGTACGCCGGGTGACCCGGAGGAGCTGTGGTCAATCATGCACTTCCTCGAACCTCTGGAGTTCCCGACTAAGTCTACCTACATCAACCGATACTGCATCCAGGGGTGGAATCCCTACGGTGGACTCGACGTAAAGGGACTACATCCCCAGTATCGTGATGAATTTTACCGACTGATCGATCCGAGGTTCCGTCGAATGCCGATGGACCTGGTGCTGCCGCAGCTGCCGCCGAAGATCCGAACACAGCGGTTCGTGGAGCTGACGCCGAAGCAGCTCAAGGCCTATCGTGAGATGGATGAGGGCCTTGTTACGCGACTTCCCGACGGATCGATCATGGTCGCGGCGAACGACCTGGTGGCGCAGACGCGACTGCTCCAGTTCTCCAGTGCCACCATGGAGGCCGACCCTAGCGGATTCACCATGTGCGATCCGTCCAGTAAGATCGATGCCTTGGAGGACGTCATCGGCGAGTCCGGTGAGTCGCAGCTCGCCGTTTCGGCCGAGCACCGACAGCTGATCGAGCTCGCGGCGCGACGACTCGATAGGTTGAAGATTCCCTACGGTCTCATCACCGGACGGCAGCAGCCGTTTGAGCGTGAGATTGCGCTACGTGACTTTCAGGGTGGTAAGCTACCGGTCATCTTGTTCACACATAAGGCCGGCGGTACGGGTCTAACGATGACCGCGGCGAACACCCTGGTGTGCCTTCAGCGTTCCTGGGCGTTGCGTGATAATCTTCAGACGGAAGGTCGCGTGCGACGTATCGGTTCGGAGCATCATAAATCCATCAACATCATCGACCTCATCGCACGAAACACCGTGGAGGAGGTTCAGGTCGAGCGGCTCTACGAGAAGGCCGAGCGCGTCGAGGAGATCAACCGTGATCGTGCCGCACTGACGGCGGCGCATCAATTCACCGACGAACTCGACGCCGAGCTCGAGAAGATTCTCAACGTCAACCTAGGAAGTATATGACGATCGTTAACGGGGTTCGCCTGGTCTCTAACTCGGAGGCTCAGACGTTCATGGACTGCCCAAGACGCTGGTGGCTGTCCTGGTACCGCGGACTAACCGCACGTCGGGTATCGGTGAACTCCGCGGCGGCGACCGGCGGCCGTATTCACGAGGCCTTGGCGGTGATCTACGTACCGGACGGACAGATTCCGGGTGATCCGGTAGCGACGTTAGTCGCGGCGCAGGAGCGGGATCAGGCGATCTACGACGCTCAGTTACATGACGTTGTGGATGACGTCGATGGACTTTTACTGCGTAAGATGTCCGCCGATCTTACGTCGGCGTTCGACCTGGAACGCGCTATGATCACCGGTTACGTCGAGTGGCTCGAGGAGACCGGGGCCGACCAAGACATCGAGGTCATCGCACCGGAGGTCTACGTTGAGGCCGAGATCAACGTCTACGACGCGGGACCGACGAGGTTGATCGGGAAGATCGACGCTCGTGTGCGAAGTCGGATCACCGGTCGACGTTTGTTCATCGATCATAAGACGGTCGGTACGTTCCTCGATCCGCAGCTCGGTCTCAACCGGCAGATGCTTCACTACCACCTCATCGAGTTTCTAGGTACGACCGAAGGTGAGGAACGCTGTGACGGCGCGCTCTACAACATGCTGCGTAAGGTCAAGCGTACACGGGCCTCCAAGCCACCGTTCTACGAACGTCGTATGATTCCACACAACATTCACGAGTTCAACGCGTACAAGGCGCAGATTAAGGGTATCATCACCCGAATGATCGACGTAGAGTCCGCGCTTCGGCGTCACGTAAGTCACCACGCCGTGGTACCTCCGCGGCCGTCGCGTGACTGCCACTGGAAGTGTCCGTTCTTTAAGGTGTGCCGTATGTTTGACGACGGCTCCCGCGTGGAGGCGGCGATCGAGGAGCACTACGAGAGACAAGACCCGCTTAGCTACTACGGAAGGGAGGAAGTCATTGAAGATTGAGACCGACAACGTCATATCCCAGTTGATCTACTCGGACACCAAGGAGGGTAAGTCGACCCTCGCGAGCACGTCACCGTTTCCGCACCTGGTACTGGACGCGGAGGGTTCCTGGAAGTTCATCGATGAGGTCGGCTATAAGTCCGGCGTACCACTTCGTCGACGTAAGTGGGATCCGGCACGGGAGGCGATTCCCCGCTGGGACAACACGTGGGATCTGGTTCACGTTCACGTGGACTCGTGGACGACGATGCGTCAGTGTCACGCTCACCTCTCACAATATGAGCACGACTTTGCCTCACTAACGTTGGACTCGATCACCGAGGTTCAGCGGCGCTGTAAGAACAACATTCGCACCGGTAGCCAGTTGATGGACCACCAGCGGTGGGGTCAACTTCTCGATCAGATGGACGATCTGATCCGGGGTTTTCGTGACCTAACGATGCTACCGAACCCTCTTCGTTGTGTTACCTTCATCTCGGAGAGCACGATGAAGGACGGTAAGTTCCGTCCGTACATGCAGGGTCAAATTCGTGACACCATGCCGTACTGGGTCGACATCCTCGGCGCGCTAACCACCGAGAACCGTCCGGTCGGCGATCAGGTCGTTAAGGTTAAGCGACTTCTAATCGGTGCCGGAGTGCATCCCGCTTACCTCACCGGTGAGCGGGTGCAGGGAAGACTTCCCGACATCATCGACAACCCCAACATCTCGGATATGCTGCGAGCTGTGTATCCCAAGACCGAGGAGAGCAACGCGTGAGTGAATACAACTGGCGAGACATGCACAAGGACGCCACGACGGCGCTGGAGGGCGACTTCGATGTCGTGATCGTTGAGGCCGAGGCAAAAAAGACCAACGACGGTAGCAAGGATATGATTAAGTACAAGGCGAAGGTCGAGTACGGTCCGTACGTCGGTCGACCCCTGTACGGCAACTTCACGATCTCTCCCGAGTCGCCGGCTGCCATGCGCATGCTGTTTTCTCACTGGACGGCGCTCGGCATCGACGCTCGGTTCTTCGAGCAGAACCCCAGCGCTACGCCGGCGCAGATCGCTCAGGCGTTGGTCGGTCGTAGCGCGTGCGTCACCGTCGGTACACGCCAGTGGCAGGGTGTTGACCGTGAAGAGATCCAGGGGTGGAAGCCGAAGACCCTCGGTGGTACCGCCACCACCATGGGCGGCGTCACCTCCTCGGTCTCGATTCCGGCGGGTACCCCGGCTACGCCATCGGTTCCGGCCGGAACACCTCTGACGGCATCTACGCCGCCCGCGGCGAGCGTTTCAGTCGACGGTTCCGCGTCGACTCCGACAACTTCGACGACCGTTCCGCCAGAGCCACCGTTTTAAGATGATCATATGGTAGAGTGGTGAGCGTAGGTGCTCACCACTTTTTCTTACGTATGTGAGGAGTGAGAAGTTGAGGCAGATAAAAACACACCTAGAGCACGATGCCGACGCGAGGCTGGGTCGCGTGATCGCCGAGATGCGTATTCACGCCAATCTCACACAAAGTCAGCTGGCCGAACGCGCCAAGACCACCCAGTCTCACATCTCAGAGATCGAGACCGGTGCGACCGGTATCGGACTATACGTACTTCGCCGGGTCGTCGGCGCGCTGGGTTATGACTGTAAGATTATTGTGGAGCGCCGATATGAGGCCTAGGATCGGCTACGCGAAGCTGGGAAGATCGATGCCACTTCGACTTGAGAGCTGCGGCAGCCTCGGTGGTGACATCGAGATGGTGCCGACACTTAAGCTGCTCGCCGAACGGCACACCAACGTCGACTTCATCCTGATCGGCCGCAACTCAGGTGAGAATCCGCAGCGCATTGGTCTTCCGTCGAACGTTCACAATCCGTGGCAACACTGGACCCTCGCAATTCGAGAGGATCTTAATCGTTTCGCTCTCAACTACCCGAACCTCACCATTCGTGATCACACTCGTGTCGCCAACCTGCTGCACGAACACACGCAGCGGGAGTTCCAAGAACTCGACGGTATGATCATGTGGCTTGGACAACACGGAACCACGAACACGCCGCTACCGTCGATCAGGGACCGCAACGTGTTGACAAAGCCGTACGACTGGGCGACGCTCTACGGTTCATATCTGCTCCAGGGAATCAACGTGTGGCGCATGGAGGATCCACTAAACCGCGAGGAGGTGCTGCTTAACTCGGACGCGCGCAACTACGTTAAATACCGTGATTCGGCGTGGCCGTGGCGTCACTCGGTGATCGCCCAGTACGAGGCGACCAACCGCGTGAAGCACGAACGAGGTAGCTTAGGTAAACATCTCTTCACCGAGTTTCGTGACGCCGATGAGATCAGCGACGCGCGGTTCGGTAGTCAGTACCTAAGCGACAACCTCGGCTGGCAGCACGACGGTCAGCTTTGGACGTCGCGTTCTCACAGTGTGTACGCGCGATTGGAGATCTCGGCGTTGATGCCCGGTACGCCGTTCGCGGATACGGTACGATTCAACGACGACTTCGATCGACCGCACAACTTCGGTATGATCGTTAATGAGACGCGTCGTGAGGTCAATGAGGCCAAGGCGCGTCGCACGATCCTACGTGACTGGGTTCTACCGCTGACTCCCGGGTTCATTCACGGTAAGTGGTCGGAACGTTCACTTCATGAGCTGAACATCGACATTAAGCCGGTGCCGCAGCTTGAGTACATCGCTAAGCTGCATACTACACGAACCACGTTTACGACGCCGGCCAGCGGTTCAGGTTGGGCCACCGCAAAACCGTGGGAGTCGTTCGCCGCCGGTGTGGTGTGCTTTTTTCACCCGGCGTATGATGACCAGAACAACATCCTACAAGATGCGGATCCGGAACTTCAGCAATTTTTACGAGTCTCGACGCCGAAGCAGCTACGTGAGCGTATCGAGAGCGTCTGTAAGAGCGAGACATACTGGCGTCATATTATCCAGCTGCAACGTGAACATCTTGCGTATGCGATTGATGAACGCCTGTTCCTCAACCGGATCGAGAGGAGACTTGGATTGTGATCAGGGGTTCATCGGGTGCGGAGATCTGCCTGTTAATCGACACGGTGGTCAAGTACGACACCACGCACACCGGAACACGCGTCCGCGACCAGGGCATCTGGCTCCGTCGGTATGTCGGCACCGACACGACCTCACTTCCGTACGTGACGGAGGTTCACTGTTACGGTTACACGATGGAGAGGTTAAATGAGTGTGAGATTCCTCGATCTGCCGATGAGATCCTAAAAACGTGTGATCGGATTATCATTAATCTAGAGAGCATCTGGTCGTTGGAGCGCTCGAAGCATCGCCTGCGGTGCTTTGACGGCGGCGAGCATAAACGCTACGTTCGTAGGCTGCTACGTCAGGTGAAGATGACCGAGTACCGCGACACACTACGAGACTTCGGTGGTCGAGTTAACTGGCGAAACCTCACCGTCGGCCTAACACACGGTGATCCAATCATCGACAACGTAATGGAGCGACCGATCGAGGGTAGCAGGACGAATCGCACAAAGATGGTCATTATCGATCCGATCCCCGCGTGCGACGCCCTACCGGACGTAACCGCGGTGGACGTCGGTCGCGTCATCCAGTCGGCCGTCGGCTATGAGGTCCTACGTTACCCGGACGGTGAACTACGTGAGCATATCGGTGTAAGACGTGGAGTTAATCACGTGATAAATGCGTGGCAAACGGGGGTGTTTAACATAGATGACGTACGTGCGGCGCTTCTCTTTAGCATCATTCACATGATGAGGGGTGTTCGAACGGCGTACCGAGTCGCTCCCGAGTGCGTTGAGTCTCTAGTGAATGTTACACGAGGACTGATCAAGGAGACCATCGTATGGATGCAGTGATCCTAGCCGGTGGTCGAGGAACACGGGTAAGCGCCCTCATACCCGAGTTCCATAAACCTCTTCTTCCGATCAACGGGATACCGCTGATCCGTCATCTCGTCAACCTAGCGCACGATGTCGGCGTCTCACGACCCATTGTGGTGGTGGCACCGGAGAACGAGTCGGTGATTCATAACGCACTTAACGGACGCGACGTCTTAACCGTTATTCAGGATCAACCACTCGGACCCGGTCACGCACTTCTTCGTGGTTTAACCAGGCAACCAGGAGTAACGTTTAACTCAGAACGTGTGCTCGTTATGTTAAGTGACAACATCATCTCAACAGGTGATGTGCTAAGAATAAAACAGGAGATCACCGCCGTCGGCGTTCGGTGGATTCCGCGTTCCGAGGCCGCGCGTTTTACACGACTCGACTCGGACGGTGTGTGGCGTGAGAAGGTACCACTTCAACCTAGTGACGTCGCGGCGACGATTCCCTGTTGGGTCGGTCCGTTCATCGGTTGGCGATCTCACATGTTGGATGTACTGACCACGGAGTGCGAAAATGCACGTGAGTTGGGTACGGAGGCGTTGATCGGCCCTCACCTACGTAGCTTCATGCACGACGGTGAAGATCACATCATTTCGGTGTCATCACTAGACATCGGTACGTTGGACGCATATCAACGATTTACACAGGAGGACGTAGCGTGAATCAACCCCACGATCCCAACCATCACCACCACTACTCGTGGTCATTTGTGATACTTGTGGGCATCCTCTGTATGACACTCGTCAGCATCGTCTATCTCTGCGTGGAAGGACTACTTACGTGATTAGTGAGACCCCCGACATGCTCATTCGACTCTTCGAGCTGCAGCACGATCTCCAGACCAACTACTTCAACGTCAACTTCCAGCGCATGCTGCCGGCGGACCGGATCCGCTACATCAAGGACATGAAGCTGTCGGTGTCGGCCGAGCTGCAGGAGGCCCTGGATGAGACCGACTGGAAGCCGTGGCAGCCTGGTAACCACGTCAACCGTGACGCCTACCTCGGCGAGCTGGTCGACGCGCTGCACTGCCTCATGAATCTCTTTCTGGCGCTCGGCGACGACCCCGTGAAGCTGGCGGATGAGGTATTCGAGCGCTACACCATCAAGAATCATATTAATCGCACACGACAAAGCACCGGTGTCGCGGAAAAGTGCGGCGGCTGCCGGCGAGCGCTCGACGATCCAGCGGTAGCCTGTACTCGCCGTGGCGACCGGGGATACTGTTCTCGTGATGACATCTACGTCAACTACGTCAATAGTAACGTTGCCGCGTGATACAGTAACATCGTGACATATACGGCGATCGACTGCCAGGGGTTTGCGGGTGGCTTCACGCTCGGCGTCGTGCAGGCGGGATTTAAACTCGTCGCGAAGCGTGAGATGCGTGGCGGTTTCGGGGTTCGTAACTGTGAGGCCAACCGTCACCTCCTCGGCGACGACTGGGTCACCGAGGCCGTCGATCCCGAGCGGTGGTCCGTACCGGACGGCGGAGCGAACCTGGTGTTCGGTAATCCGCCGTGCTCGGGATTTTCGGTTCTATCGTCTAAGAACTTTCGAGGCGTTGAGTCGAAGGTAAACGCATGTATGTGGGCGTTTGTCGAGTACGCCGCGCGCGTTCAACCGCAGATCGCGATCTTTGAGTCGGTGCCCCTGGCGTTTAGTCAGGGGCATACGCTAATGCGCGCGCTACGTCACCGTCTCGAGGAACTTACCGGTGACGCGTGGAATCTACACCACGTACTACACAACGCGCTGTCGGTCGGTGGTCCCGCGATGCGTCGACGCTACTTCTGGGTAGCGGCGCGCGTACCGTTCGGCGTCGATCGACCTGAGTTCGCGCGACATCCGGTTCTTGAGGACGTCATCGGTGACCTACGAGACCTACGACAGGCTTGGGATCCGCAGCCCTACGTACGTGAACCGACGTGGTACTCCACGAGGCAGCGGGAGGAACAGCTTCTCGTTGACGGTCACATCTCGATCGATAACCCACACACTCGGCGAACACGTGAACTACTTAGCGCCGTCGAGTGGCGACCCGGTGAACACTCACAGATCGTAACCCGTCGCTACTTTGATGAACACGGTGAGCTACCTCCGGGATGGAGTCACCTAACGGACAAACTGAAGGGACAGGACTTCTTCCAGGGGTATAACACGCCGACGATGTGGAACCCGGGTAATCACGCGCGCGTCATCACCGGCGCGGGACTGCTGAACGGCGTCCACTGGTCCGAGGGGCGGACGTTCACACACCGTGAGGCGGCACGGATCCTTGGTTTTCCGGACTCGTGGTTGATTGAACCTCTTAAGACGGTACCCGGTCTCTTCCTGACGTGGGGTAAGGGTATCACGGTCGATT